TGATAGTTTATAATATCCATAAGGGGAAGGAAGGGAAGTTACCAAAGAAATTTAGAAAAGGATGGTCTTAACAATGGCAATGATCACAGACAAAGGAATCGAAGAATTAAATAAACTATCAGAAGAAGATGGTTCAGGAATTCTCTTTTGTCCTGAGGACCTTCAAGAATCATACCCCTATGCATACGCACTTGCTAAATGCGTGGGCTGGACTGAAGAGCAAATAGCCGATGCACTTCGATTTATTCAAAATAAATGTGATATCGAAGGAGCCAGAGCCGGAACGACATTAAGACAAATCATAACGATGCTAAGTGAACAAACTGATAATATGGTTCAAGTGCTTGACAAATATAAGATAAAGTATGATGATATAAACCCTAAGAAAAAGTCATTCTTTGATATTGTAGATACCATTGCTAAAAGTAAAATGGGAGCAAGGGAGATGTTTTATCTGTTTAATTGTACGGGTGTAGGGTTGGAGTTTATTGATATTGTGTATAGTTACAGGCATGAGATTTACAGGGAAGAATGATGGAGTGATTGAACTACCCCGCCATAAATGACGGGGATTCTTAGTTCATTCCCCTCTCTTTTGAGAGTGAGTCCCTAAGCTCTGCCCGTAGTCCCTACGGTGAAATTAGATTCTGTAAAACATTAGGTGTATTAAAATGATTGAAGTTAAAATCGGTGACTGCTTTGAAATCTTGCAGGAATATCCAGACAATTGTTTTGATTTAGTCCTTACAGATCCTCCATATGGGATCGGGGAAACTGGATCTCATAGCAAGTCAAGAAAAAGGAAGTCTGGGTACACACAAAACAAGGAAAAAAACTGGCATTCTTCTTCAAAAGCTGCACCAGTAATTGACATGGATTATACATGGGATGAAAAATTATCACAAGAACATATTAATGAGATATTAAGAGTTTCAAAAAATCAGATAATTTTTGGTGGTAATTATTATGCTGATTGGTTGCCAGCTTCCCCCTGTTGGATTGTTTGGGATAAGAAAAATGGAAAGTCTGACTATGCTGATTGTGAACTTGCTTGGACTTCATTTAAAACATCAACACGTCTTTTTTCTTACAGATGGAACGGTATGCTGCAGGAGAACATGAAGTTTAAGGAGAAGAGGGTTTATCCAGCACAAAAACCGTTAGCTCTTTTTAAATGGTGTTTAGAGACTTTCGCTAAACCTGGTCAGAAGATATTAGATCCTTGTTGTGGATCAGGAACGGCTATAAGAGTATGCAGAGAACTAGGATTAGATGTTATTGGGATAGATAAGAATCCAGATTCTTTACAAATCATTAAAGAAAGAGCTTTATTAAACATGCCTGAACTTTCTATTTATGAGGATAAGTAAAAGCGATAGATTACTTAACTGCGAGGCTCCGCTCTCATCCCCTCCCTAAAGGAAGGGGTCTTCTCGCTGCGCCTCCGCGCTCCCCGAGATAAAAATGAACCAAATTGACAAACAAAAACTGGAATCACTCAGAAAAGATAAAGACTTCGAAGCTAAATTAAAATTTCTATGCAATGCTTATGACGACGAAAACGGACGGTGGCCTGAAAGCAGTCTCGAGGGTGGTGCATTGTTCAGTTATTATCAAGGAGTCGATGACTGGACTGAATACTGGAAAGAATTAGAAACCAAACTCGGTAGAAATGTATAGTTATTTATAAAAAAACATAGAACGGGAAAACATGGATACTAATTGAGGATAAATCATGAGGGATATTAAATTCAGAGGTAAAACTTATTCCGGTGAATGGGTCATTGGAAATTATTCTGTAAGTTCATTCCATTATGATCTCGATAACCCTGGGAGAAAAATACACTCTATAATGACAGAGAATGCCCTACATAATATAGATCCTGAAACACTAGGGCAATATATAGAACAGCACTCCAAAGACGGAGATGATATTTATGAAGGGGATGTCGTAGAATCAAAAGATGTTATTATCTTTTGCCTAAATGAGTACATAACCGAATGTAAAGCATGTGTATACGGGCACGGTGTAGTTGAATGGAATTCCCCGAATTTCAGAATAAAAAGACTGAACGGGTCTGAGTTTTATGATCCAATGGGTGATCGTTTTGAATGGAGTGAATTAAGAGTAATTGGGAATATGTGGGACAATCCTGAACTTCTCAAGGGGGAATAAACAATTAATACTTTCATACTCGAATCAACAGACAGATGGAAAACCCGCTCCACCGAGGAAATATCGAGAAGGGTGGGCAAATGTTAGACATTGAAAAACTCACTGACATTGAACTGAAACTTATATTCAACGGCCTGAACGAACTACCCCTTTCACTCGATAAACGGTATTATGATGCACAATTACAATTAACGGATATTACGAGAGAAGGCATCAGGAATCGGGGCATTGAAAAACATGATATACAAATAGATTTTACTTACAATATGGATGAAGTGAATAGAGGAAAAGTACAGGGTGCTAATGGGAAATGGATGAAATGAAGGTATTTATAGATGAATAATCCCATTATTGAAAATAAGAGAGGTGTTTAAAAATGCCATGCCCTTATAAAAAACAATGTCCTCACGTGGACCCAGATGGCCGTATATGCAATGATGACGCGGGTACATGGGATTACTGCGGGTCTTTTAAAAGAAATGCAAACGGAGAGTTCAAGTAAATTCAATTACTTATTTACTTTTTTGCAGTTTGTTTTTTTGATACTACATATATCCTCCTTCCTAAGGAAACAAATAACGGACTATACATATCCTCCTTAAGAAGAAATGAATATACTTAAATACTTCCTAAGCATGTTATGTATATCGTTTCCTAAGGAGGAATGAGCTATAACTCCGAAAATATCACTATCTGATATACTAGCAACTGATAACCGCTTATTCGTGAATAAGAACGTAGTAAAGCCGAATTATACGCTTTCTAGCATTGACGATATCCTGCACAGGGATGATGAAATAAAAACTTATTACGAATATCTTAAGGATATATTTATCCACGTTTCCCCTAGCAACCTGTTCATATACGGCAAACCGGGATTAGGTAAAACCGTACTAACTAAACTGATCTTCGATGAGGTCCGGAGGGAAGCCGAGAACCGGGGAATAGACCTCTGTATCATCAATGTAAACTGTGATGAAATCCGCACAGAACATGCCATATTACAGAAACTAGTCCAGGAAATGCCAACAACCGAGCCGAGAAGAGTTCTTGGTAACTCAAGAGATAATCACACTAAATATCTAAAATATCTGATCGACAAGTACCCAGGCATACTAATCTTTGTTTTTGATGAACTGGATAAATCATCAAGTCCTGAAATGATTAACGGAATTATCAGAACTCAATCTGCTGCATCTGGCCAGTTTCCCACTGTAATAGGCATCACAAACGACTTAGAATTGAAGGACAGGTTTCCATCTCAACTCAAGAGCGTTTTATGTGAGAACGGCCTGATAATCAACCCATACGACGCATTACAGCTATTCGATATCATCAGAGCAAGAGCAAATCTCGCATTTAAAAAGGATGTAATAGCCGATTCCGAGGTATCCTTATGTTCTGCATATGCCGCCCAGGACCACGGAGACGCACGGAGAGCTATTGATCTCTTGCGGGTTTCTGGAGAGGTAGCTGAATCCAAGAACCACGCTCACATTGAAGAAGAGGACGTCAGAGAAGCACATCACAAACTAGAGGTAGATAAAGTAATCGAAGTCGTAAAGACGCTTCCCAGCCAGTCTAAGATTGCCCTGCTGTCCTGCATATACGTTGACAACTCCCCAAAAGAGAACGATACTAACAATATATACGCAGTGTATAGAAGCATATGCGATAGACTCGGATACGATTCATTAACTCAGAGGAGAGTAACTGACCTTCTTTCTGAACTCGATCAACTAGGAATTATAAAAGGGTCAAACTTTTTTAAAGGCAGGCAGGGGAGAAAGAAAATAATAACCAAGATCACGTCAAAAGAACAGGCACTCGATGTAATTTACTGCGAATTCGGAGAATTGGAAGGAAAGCAGGGAGAATTCATAAGAGGTTTAAATGGGTGAGTATGTATCCGGCTTCCTAAGGAGAACAAAATGAGAAGAACGTATATTGATTCTTTAATGTTCTATACATATTATAGTTAATGTTCTCGTGTTCTAGTTATGTAATTAATAGTATAAATAGTTAATTAAAGAACACTGTATAAAAGTATATCATAAATAATAACTAATCATAAAATAGAGTTCCTTAGGAAACGCAATACCCATATCTTGATTTTAGTTTATTCAAAAAGGAGTTTAAAACAATGGGATACTACACAGACCTACACTGCAAAGCAATCATAAAACCAGAACACCGAGCCGCTATCCAAAAAATCGTCTTTGAAAATTCCTCATGGAAAGAGTATTTTACTCACGATTTCGTAGAACTTCAAAGAGCAGATTTGATTCCCTTCGGGGATGCCAAATTAAAACCATCTGAGATATTCGACGGCACAAACCTACACATCGAATGTTCAATCAAAAACTATTATAGTGAAATTGAGCATTTCTTTGAAATGTTAAAAGAACTATCGGAAGTGATTTCTGAGTATAAATCTTACGGTGAAAATGATTTCGAATGCGTTGACGTGGGCGACGATGCCATACAAGTGCAGAGCTGGTATAATCATCTCACTGGATTAATTGAAGAAGTTGAAGTGATACTATAAAGGAGTAATAAAACATGTCTGAACACATAACCACAGTCCAGATTTACTATGGGCCTGAAACCATAGGCTCGGCTGAAATTACTTTTCACACAGATGTTAAAGACAAAGACGGGCATATGTATGAATACGCGTGGGTTCTGAGTAATATCCAAATTCAAGGAGCTCACAAAGAAACGTTAGATGAACTACATTACCGAGTTTACGCCGTCCTTGATATAATAAATAAAGTAGGCGTTGCGCTCACATTGGGAGATCCAAAACGTGATTTATGCACGTCGAGTTTTATGATACATCACACTCAACTGGTAGAAAGCGACATCTCAAAAATCACATACATCGGTGAAATCCCTGTAAAAGAGCCCCCCTCTGAAATTGAACTTATAAGGGAGGCTCTAAACATGCTAGCAAATGAAATTGTTCATATGCAGAGAACGGACGGGCGAACGTGGTCTGAGCACACGAATGAATTTTTGTTCAAGTACAATAAACTCATTGGAAAAGAATAAGTCCTGCCACTCTCCAGGATCAACCCCCGCCACCCACACACAACCCCCACGTTCTCTTTTTTTCAATTCGTGAGTAAACAGTTTAGACGTGGGGAGATTGGTTGGTGTGGGGGCTTAGAATTGCTTGGTTTTTGTGACAAGGCCCATTTAATAGTTACAGGCAAAACTATATATAGTTTCACCGCTATACTATAATATACAGTAAAGGAGGACTGACACAAATGATTAACGAAATATTAAAAATTGGTGACGAAATAAAAACAGCATTTTCAAAAGCACCGTTCTGTGTAACTGAAGTAGGGAAGCATTACGCAAGAGCAGAGGGAGCACGAGGCAGGAAGCTATTCATCAGCCAAAATGTAAACAGTGGAAGACTATACGCAACAGATATCAAAAATAAAAAAGAATGTGAATTTTTTATTTAATCTGTTTTAGGTGATAATATGAATGAATCGTGGAGTTCTGGACTTTTCATAAATGGAAATGATGTTTATGAATTCATAAAAATTAAATGTAGACTTGATGGGAGAGTATCGTTAAATGAATTAATGACCAGATATTCAGATCCAATTGAAGTTAATAAAGAAGTTGATGAATTAGTCAAAACAGGATTAATAAAAAGAGATTATTCAGAAGACGTTGAAATTTACTACGGGGCTGTTTGAATTGGTGATGAGGAAAACCAGATCAATGTGTTCAGGATGCAGAGATGATTTTTATAACGGTCATAATGACTTAGGTGTTAACGAATGTTGGTCTTTTAAAACTGCCGAAATCGTAAAAGTTATTTATGTCGGGTATTGGGAAAGACCCCCATACATAAATAAACCAATCGAAAAAAGATTATCTTGTTATAGAAAACGAGATTGTGTATTTGTAAAAGTCCCAGACCAATCCACGAGGAAAAAACTTTCACTTTAAATCATTGGTGATAAAATGCCGAGACCGCGAAAACTAGAACAAATCATTATCACAGGCGATATTAAAATAAAAAAGTCAGAGTTCCAAACAGGTTTTAGAGGCACTGTCGATGCATGGGGACAGATTAAGACTGTAGGAAAAGAATATGATAATTGTGAATTTGAGATTTATGTGAAGAATAGGAAAGAAGAGCCCCATAAAACAAAATCGACGGAGACGTATGAATAATCATGACTGAACTTTCTTGGTTTGAAACGAATGATAAAATATTCACTCTTAAAACATACATCCCCCTATCCCTATCAGAAGACGACGGAGACATCTACGCTGAAAATACAGAGTATGGAATATTAGGACTTGGAAACACTGAGAAAGAAGCCGTAGAAGATGCAAGAGTCAATCTTGGACAGATATATGAATGGAAGTTTGAAGAAGAATTGCCTTTGCCTTTTGAGATTCCGGAATGGCTTGAAAAAATAGATAAGTTGATGGAATGATTTAAATGAGTCTCCGAGAATCCCGCGAGAACCCACACTATCAAACCTGGATAAAACTCCTTAAAATGAGAACTGCCACTCTCCCGGATCAACCCCCACTTTTAAACCCAGGAGAGCGGCTTCATCTTGATAATAAAAAAACGATCTTTTCTTTATTTAATTCTTTTGAATTGCAAAATATATATTAAAAAAGTAATCCTCAAATTTCCCCAGCCGCCGCCAATATCTCAACAGCAAATCTAAATTCCTCTTCGGCTCCCCGATTCCCTTCTTTTTTATGAAACTCAGCATGAGCTTTTAAAACTTCCATTGGGGAAAGATACCGAGATGTCCTAATGAGATGCCGTTTTTCAAGATCAAGGAATTTCAATTTGAGACCACCTTAAAAAAAAGTAATTCCCAGATGAATTACACCTGGGATTCCAAATCACTCAATCCTTTGCAGCGTCGATCATCATTTTCCCTAATTCCTGAGCTTCCGCAGCAGTAAACCCATCCTTGGAAAGCTCCTTAGCGCGTAGGACAATCTTCCCAAGCTCAGGCAGGGAAATGTTACCTATTGCTCCCTCAACCTCCTCCACGAGTCCATTATAGTCATCCTGCAACTTCTCAGCAGTCTCATTGAGATCTTCAGGAAGCAGCTTAAACCCCTGCATCCGGGCATAGGCATAAAGCCCACCGATAAAAGTTATTGCTCCACCTAACGCTCCAAGTATAACAGCTATAATATCCATTTTTCATTACTCCTTATATACACATAAAACTCGACTCACAATATTAAGAGCCTCGTCTTTCTCGGCACTCGTCAGAGTCCGCTTTCGTTTTGCTTCAATTATGCATTTCAGCCGGCTTTGATCACTTAAAACAAGGGCAGCCTTTTCAATGTCAATTTTTCCACTCTCGTCTGATGCAAATTTGTTTAGCAAACTTACTACATCATCGGAGAGTTCCAATTTGGCAATTGAGCTATCTGCACCCTGTTTGTTTATGTGATTAGCGACATCCGAAGGGATTTTAAGTTTTATTACTATTCTATCGAGGATTCCGTATTTTTTTAAAATCAAACCGGCGGCTCCTAGTATTGTTAAGAGAGTTCCCGCCCCGGCCTCGATACTTGAATAATCATCCGTTTTTGTATCCCTCCGATCAGGTAATTATCTGATTTATGAATCTCTTGAGATCCGCTATCATTTTTTGTACCGTTCTTAGCATATCACTTACTCCATTTTTGACATGTTGAATTATTCCCCTTCTCCAATCCGTCTAAAATACACCTACACAGGACATCTGAAAAATCTTCAGTCGTCTCATGATTAGAACAATTAGAACATATTTGATTGATTTTTAGCTTGTCTGCGCGCTGCTTTTCTATTGATCCCATCGTTTGGAAACAGTCCATACACATGATTTAAACCTCCCGGATAAACGCGCTCTTGATCCATTCTAAGCGCGCCAGAGCTTCTTCTCTCGAAGAACAGGAGAATACTATTTCATACTCTCCCGCACTCGTAGCAGGAGCAACACCAGAATAATCTTTCACATTTCTAGACAGTTTGTTTCCCTCCACGAAAATAGTATATTTATCAGGGATTAAATTTGCAATCGCAGTGCCCGATGTCGCAACCGTAGAATTCGGTTTTTGAGTGTTTGTAATTGTATTATTCTTTACAGTGGCAGTGTACCCTTTTCCCGCAGATGTAGTCAGATATCTCCCGAACAGGACCCCGTAACCCTTGCAGGAATCAATTATATTATTCTCGATGTTCACACGGTCCCACCCATCACAAACGATGCCACCGAGGCCAGGTATCCCATTCTCGACAGGCATGGTCCCGCAGTTGGATATCACATTATCATGAATGTTGAGATCAGAGGCCGCTTTTATATTCGAGGAAGTGTGGCATGCAGCCCAGATTCCCGGACCATATGTGCCTTCAATGTGATTATTCCAGATCTCAATTCCAGAGCTCAATTCATCAGCTTTTGAATTTTCAACCTGGATGCCCGGGGAATACGCCTCTGATGTGCCATATATGAAATTATCATGAAAAGAGACGTTAGAGGAGCCTTTCGACCTGAGCGCAGAATTAACCCTCGTATATGTAACATTCCCGGCTGCCTCGACATTCACACACCTTTCAACAAAAAGACCATCATGCCCGCACTCTTTGATTATGTTCCCCGAGTACAGGACATTCTCACAGTCCACTATCCTGGCTATATCTCCCTGAGACTCGCCTGCAGTCACATTCCGGATGGTTATGTTTTTCCCTCCCCGGATGCCCACAAGGTTATGAAAACCCTTACCATGTGCTACTTTTTGAGATCTCCGATTCCCCCTGAATGTGATATTTTCAATTAGGATATCTGAGATGTAATTCTCGACCTGCCCAAAGATAGGAACCATTGAGGGAAAAAGAGTCTCTGAAACACCTGCTGTCAGGGTAATTATTGCCCCGGGGTCAGAGGTAATTGTAGTTCCTGAATTCAATTGATACGGGCGCGCGGCTATGTAGAAGCCTTTTAAAAGTTTGATTTTATCGTACCTGAAGCCATCGCCCACTTTGTCGAAACTCGACTGTTGAAGAGTCCCGCTGGATAACGTAAGAGTTGCCATTTTTTATGCTCCGTTCTTGAGGCAAACTCGCCAAAAAACACCTGTATATTATTATACAAGTTGGGATATAAAAAATAGTGACAGTCAAACTTTAAATTAAAAAAAAGAAATTGATAATTAAAAATTAATCACCAATATCAAATCCATCAGGCACATTTAAAAACTTTATACTCTCATCTGTCAAAATGTCCAGCTCATATAACAAACTAACCAACATCCGAAGCGCGTTAAGAGTCTCGCATGGAATCACAATTGAAGGGCGTTTATCCAACTCCTCAGTTTCCATACTCACTCCTTAACAACCATTGCAGCCTTTTCAAGTGTCATCCGGTGAGTCTTTGCGATCTCAGATATTATATCACTCAGAGGCACGCCGCCCGCCTTCAACGCTGCAATGCGATCCAGAACAAACTTCGGAGTTGTATAATGATCTACGCGATCCGAACGATGCCCCCATACATCACCCTGGATAAGCTGGATTCTCTGGTCCTCACAGAATACTCTAATGTCCTGCGAGATTTTGGCAATATACGATCTGGGAAGTTGAATCACTTCAATCTTTGGGCACGTCCTTACAACTGAAAATACATCAGCAACGGACGGGCGGAACGAAAAATGCACTGCTCTCTCGGTAGGCTTTACATATGGAATTTCAGATCTTGATGAAATTACGCGAATGTCCATGTTTTTAGCTCCGTTCAGTTTTTTTAAAGGAAAATAGAACGATAAAAATATAGGAGGTTTTTATATAAAAGTTTAATGGGTTGGAAAGTGGGAAAAAAAGAAATATGAGGAAACTCACTCTTCGGATCAGACTTTCTTTATTATTTTGCATCTTTAGTTATATATGGCGTATAGTAGCACAAACAATTCGGATGAGAAAGGGGTAAAGCATCTTGGATCAGAAAAACCCGTCTATCCAACCCTAAACAAACATCACATGTTCCGCCTTTATGCATAGCGTGCCTCTGCACATACTGTAAATTTCCTGATTCCCATGTGCGAATCTGACTCTCATATTGCATATTCCTAGTTTCCGTGAAAGCCGCGACCCTAGCCCGTTTATTGACTGCAAACTCTTCCAGTTTTCTTAACTCGGTATCGATCTGATCGGAAGTCCAACCTTCATTTTTTGCGCTCTCAAAAATATGCAGAACACTTTCACGAGTATCACTTTTTAGAGATTTTAACCACGGCTTGAATACTTTCTTTTCTGTAGTTCCTACAGTTTCAACCACATAAGAACCGCCCTTCTCTTTTAATATTCTTTCATAGACGGCAGCCGATACTATACTTTTTTTAGTCATTTCAGTGGCGTTCATCTTGACAGGGGCAAGCCCAACAGTTGACCTCACGGCGTTAAGCTCTCTTAGAGCTTCATATGAAGCCGCCATTTGAGTTTTAAGAGCTGCTTTCGAGAGGGAGGCAATGTAGGCTAGGTAGAGTATTAAGAGTGCTTCATCGAGGTTAGATTCATTTTCTTCGTCTTCGGTCACTGGATCGCCTCCTCGAAAGTTCCAAGTGTGATCTCATCTAACTGCCCCCTAGCCCGCATATACTTCTCGTTTTCGGGGTCGCTGTCAATGCCTATGAATACTCTATTAAGCAGTTTACAGGCTTCTAGTGTAGTTCCTGAACCTGCAAATGGATCTAAGATAACGTCACCTTCACGGCTTCCCATTGTTATGAGGTATGACATTAATTTAAGGGGTTTTACCGTGGGGTGTTTGTTTTCGATGTATTTGTTTTTCTCAGATTTGGAGGGTTTGGGGGTTATTAAGAAGGGGAACGTTTTCTGTTGTTCTTCAGGGAGTTCGGTTATCTTTTTAGACCACCATGCATCTAAGGAGAAATAGCGGGAAAAGTCGCCTTGATCGTTACAACCTGAATAAACATCTCCTTTTCCAAATGTTGCAGTTGGTGAATCGTGAATACCCATCCCACTTTTATTTTTTCGTATGCTCGCGGTTGATTTTGTTATAATCCCCCGATCAAGTACATTATCCGAAACTAATAAATTCGCTGGAAATCTGCCTTCTGGGGATAATTCATACCCGCCTTTGAACGCGGGGGAGTTATCCCCGTAATCATTCTTTGAAGCTCCGAAACCCGTACCAGCTTTAGGAATTGTTTCATCAGATTTATAGGGTATCCTACACTCATCAAGCCACAAACAACCATGCCCGTTATCTAAAACCTGATCTATATAGGATTTCGTTGATAATGGTTTCATCACACAGATTATAACCTCAACTGCGGGTTTAAGAGAAGCCGTATAAGCTCCTGAGAATTCGCGGGCTTTGTCTGTGGCGGGGGCTGTATAATTAATATCAGTTTTTGAAAAAGTTCCAACCCCTGACAGATATCCGCCTCCATCAGCATAAGCATTTGTTTTATGTCTGGTGCTTAATATTTCCCGTTCTGCTTCTTCCCTTCTACGAATAGCGCGCTCAATTAATTCTATAAACCTCGGATTATTCAGTTTCAAAACATCTTTTAAAACTACCCACTGCTCCATAGTTGGAATATTAGCACCGTTTTCCCAATTCCAAACACACCCCGTTAAACCACCCGTTTTGCTTGGGAAATACGTTGCTATATCTTTTTGAGAAAGTCCTAATAATTCCCTTGAAGTTTTAAGATATTGACATAATTCTTTTGATAATTCAGAATATTTCGCGTTAGCTGTACCTCTCTTGTCAATCAATTTATCAATAGCGGCAGACTTAGGAAATCCACTAGCAAAACTCCAAAAAATACTAGAAAAATTAACATTAAACCCCGCATCCTCAAGCCGAATAATCATCCTACTAAGAACATCCTGTCTAGGGGCACACATAAAAAACCCAAATGCCCCCGGCTTCAATACCCTGCAACACTCTCTTAATGCCTCTTCTGAGGGTAACGCTTTATCCCAAGAAAGCCCCATGAATGAATAGCCATAAGGAGGGTCCGTTACAATGCAGTCTATTGATTCATCAGGCAACTCTTTCAGGACGTCGGCGCAGTCGCCTATGATAACTTCGTTTTTCACTGAATCGCCTCAAAGAACTTCTTCCAGTGTCCCTCTAGTTCCCCTCGCAGTTCTTCCTCGATTTCTTCTCTTGTTTGGAGCAACTGATTAGATTTGATGTCCTCTTTTATTTCATCCTCTGTTTGAACTTCATCTTTAGGTGCTTCCTCTTCGGCTGGCTCGTTTTCCTGCTGGATACTTGTCTCAGACCACTCCTGCCCGGCTTTCATCAAAAATTTACTATCCGCATCTTCCAGCCCCCAAAATGTCCGAACCTCATTCATACTTCCGACAACCGCGCCCTTCTCGGTATAGGCTTTTAGAATTTCAAGCCCCTTCTGGAAGTCCAATTCTTCATTCTTGAATTCCGGCTCAGGGAGTTTCAATTCAACGGAAAAACCTGAAAAACCGTTCCATTCTAAAATCCTGGTAAAATAAGGTATCCACGGTTTGAGCATCTGTTTTTGTAGTCCAATGATAGCACTCTTGAATAAACTTGTCTCGCCAGCAGTCGACCCACCAATAAGAGTTCCATCCTTCGCGGTGAAGTCTTTTGAGAAAATAATACTCAGGATAAGTTTAGTGAGTTCGTTTATGGTATCAAGAGCAATCCCGGAAACAGGCCCGTCCAGTTCAATAGGCTCCATATCCGGGCCAATCGTAAAATAAGTATTTCTGTTATAATTTTTGAGGATATTATTTGAATAATTCCAGTTCGAGGTTTTCCCATCCGACAGCATCCCGGGCTTATTGATCCTCATGAAAAGCACGTTAGCCCGGAGATTCGCCTGCATGAGCCCATCCCAAGCCATGCCCATTTTTGGAATCAGCTTGTACACAGGAGTTAAAATAGGCACACCATCAACATTATAAGAATAGATATGCGATTTAAAATGATGACAGGGTTCTATTTCAATCGTTCCGCCCTGCTGATCCTGCCAGTAATGGATAATACCATCGGCTTCACGGACAATCCCTCGTAGGATTTTTCCATAAACACTATCGGTTCCGTAATTTCCAGCCGTTCCAAAAGTTTCAGGTGGTAAATCTCTGATCTCAGTTACCTGGATTTTTCCATCTACTTCTTCGATTGTATCTGAGAATATGAATGCAGGCCAGAATATCCGAGCATTAGCCGATTTATACAGGACGTCCTCGAATTCAATGTCCTGCAACATGATCCTGAACCACCCGGCTATATCTTCTCTGGAGTTTCCCCTCTGGTCCAGGATATTACAGATGAAAGGACCCTGAAAAATTAAATTTAAGATGTTGTTGGCTACCATCACAGCATAAATATCAGATCTGTATTTGTTGATTTTTTCAACGTCGAGTTCTCCCACGTCCCACGGGTTGCCCCCGTCAAAATATGTTAGTATATAATCTTGACCTGTGGCTTTAGATAATACAGGTTTAGCTCCGTTCTTAGTCATATGTATAAAATACGGTGAGCTAATATAAAAAAGATTTTAGAAAAGTAATCACATAGCGGAGCTTTACATCTCTTTAAAGTAATTCGTATAATCAAATAAATATAATGTTACGAAGTAACACGAATCTAAACACAACAGCCAAAACTTAATATATCTGTACGACTTATATTTTAATGCGCGAATTTTTTACAGAACGGAGCTACCCTTTGAAAAACGTTCATGAAGCTATCTTGGAACGCCTAGACTGGACTCAAAAAAAGGATGGGTTTACACATTACTATCCAGTTTCCGAGTTCCAAAAGGCACTCCCCACTTTTGAAAATATTCCCGTTATTTATGCCGCGCGCCATCCTCCTCTTGGAGTCCGAGGAAAGAACCTCGAAGATGTGCTGAGAGAAGTCGACGGCACGCTCGCGGGATACACGGAAAACGTTTTAATTAATTCTGCAGGCTCTCCGAAGTTAAAAGCTCTGTTACAAATTACTAACGAAGATGTTGAAGCCAGAATCCAGGCTGGAAAAATCTCAATATCTCCCTCTTTTTCTCACAATCAAATTTTAAACGGTCCCCTTGAAAACATCACCGGTGACCACGTTTTACTTTATGATAGTGATCTTGGTATCCCTCAGGGAGATGCCACCGCTATCATTTGCAATCAAGATTCCACGAATTTCACTCTAAATCATGGAATAGGCTATTTTGAAGGAGTCAATATGACAGGCGAAATAAAAACAATCGACATGGACCTCTACAACGACCTCCTAAGCCTGAAAAATAATCAGGCGGTCATAGTAGACAATGAAAAAACTATCCTGAAGCTCAATCAGGATCTCGAAAAGAAGGACGATTCCATCCTGAAACTTAATCAGGATCTCACCGCAGAAAAGGAAACAGTCCTCAAACTGAATCAGGCACTTGAAGAAACCAAAAAGCAGGTTTCCGCGCTTGAAACTCAGATCAAGGAAGACGCTGAAAAAGTCTTCAAACAGAATCAAGATTCTTTTTGGACTGAATTGCCAGAGGGCATTAAAGATCAGTTCAAAGAAAGGAAGGAAGAACTGTATTCGGTTACCACTGCCCTGAAACTCAACCAGGATATTAATAAATCTCTCCTGAAAATGGAAAAGCCTGACCTACACAAGGCAACCGGCGAACAGGCAACCCCCGACATGAAACAGAATCAGGATACCAAAGAAGCTGAAGAAGCGTGGGATGCCACAGAGGAGCGGATCTAATGACCACTTGTGCAGCAGCAGACTTCACTAAAGTAGGCGGTGTAACCCGCACTTGCTGGCTAGACGAAGGTGCAATTACTGTAGGCACAGGCTACGGGCTAGGTGGTGGCTCCGGTCCAGTAAGAACATTCGCGGCTGAAATTACACAGGGGATGGTCGTCGTTGTTTCTGTCGATGTGGCTAACACGTGGGCCAATACCAACGGGAATATCCTCGTAACAAGAATCGCAAACTCTGATGATCTTGTATGGGGGGTTGTGGTCTCTGAACCATCAGAAGGCGATATGGAAAACAGACCTGCAATATCAGGAGATGCTGATACCATCGCTAAGAGACTCGCAGGTAAATTCCTGAGAGCTGCTACAGTTTGGTTCCCGAATGTCACAGCCATGACGAAAGCGACTCTCGTAACCGCAAACGCCGGAAATGTAACACCCGGAACTCTTGAAATCCTCAAACTCGATGTATCTCAATGTATTGCGGGGGCCGGTATTTTTGTTAACGATCTTGCGAACTCTGGCTCAAAAACCATCTGTTCTATGCATTACCAGGCTAAGGCATCCGGGGTAACTGTACCTATCATGCTCGCAATGCTCGGGGGAACCACAGCAGCACAGACTTAACGGAGTTGATAAAAAATGGGTGATCTTGCAGCACATCTTACAGGGCCAAATGCCCAATTTCTAAAGAAACCGTTCTTTGTTCAGAAAATGTTTGAACAAATGGACCCCTACCTCGCGTTTTCGGGCATGGTTCCGGCGATGGGCATCCAGTCCAGAGCGGTAATCGTAACAAAAGAATCCACAAGCAACGCCAATGATGCTAAGAAAGTTTGGCCTGCCCGCCTGACTGAATCCTCTGATTGGCCTAATATTTCCATTTCCCCGATGACTCAGGAAGGGGCAATGCTTCAGAAGTATGGTCTTGAGCTTCGCATTGGAGAAGACCTCCTGAAAATGCCCGAGGGTAAAATTCAGATATCCAGAGCTATACAGAGAACTGCTTTTTGGATGGCACAGTTCCGCAATGATAAGATAGCCTCTGATATGATAGCCGGTGGCACTGCTCTCGGTGGAGACTGGGCTCCTACTGCGGAATGGTCAGACAAAGACAATTACACACCTCTTCAGGACCTCATCACATTCAAGCGATCCATGCGAACTGTAAACAAGCCATTCGCGTGTGATAACATCTATGTCAATTCTGAAAACTATGATGAACTGGAACTCTGGCTCATTAATGTCAATGCCGATCTCGCAAAACGCCAGTTGATCGGGCAGACCACTGTAGGCGAAAACTCCGTTTTCATCCCTGCTCTGAAAGCTACGGTTCACAGAATCGACGAAGGCATCGCAGAAGGCGGGCTTCTCGGTCTTGATAGTATCAATCCGGCTGGTACATATTATTACTTCAACGATCCAATGTACGGAACTAAGGAAGTCACCTACAAGACAAGGGACGGAATGAAAACCGTCAAGGGACTCGGTCTTAACGTTCATCAGTACTTTGATGATAATAAGATGGAAGTCGTAAACAAACTGTGGTTCGACTTCAAGCTCGCGGTTGAAGATTCGGATGGCGCAATTACTGATACAGGGATTTAAGGAGGCGGCATGACTTTCACAGCCCCTTCCCCTAATTTTTTGAAAAACGGACTCGGCACAGACTCCTCAGTACTTTCAGGCGAATTTGTCAAAATTGATACCGAACTTGATTCGCTGGCAGCAGTGGACGCCGCCGGCCTGAAAATAGCAAAAGGCAACCTCGCCGCAGGAAACGCAGACGCTTACGCTTTCGCGTGGCAGAACCCCGAAGCCTCGAAAATTTTAGTTACCAGAGTCCTCATTTATTTAACCACCGCAGGAGGCACGGGATCTTCGGTTCTCGATGTAGGTCCAGTAGCCAACGCAACTAGCACCGCGGATACTCTCATCAATGGCCTAGACCTCAATACAACCGGAATTTTCGACAATATCACAGACAAAGGTACAAATGGGAAATCACGTCAGATCGTAGACGAAAACGGTGGAGCGAGTGATTATATAACCGGAAAGATTCTAACACAGAACGCAGCTGCTCTCGCCGGGAAATATTATATTTTCTACACGGTGATCTGATGCGGATAATTGTTCCGGGTAATTATTATTCTCTCGATTCAGCACAAAAAAAGATCTGGCTGGATTATTCCTATTACGGATTAACAGTTGAAAACATCGAGGTTATCAAAAACCTAACCCGGAACAAAATAATTTACACTAATCAGAGGTCAACTCCTCTAATATCGCTTTCTAACGGATGTATTACATACACATGGGATGGTTATTCAGAGGACTCTGACAAATTACAGATCGTTCTCAGGACTCATATAGTCTCTCTTGATACTCTTTCTTATTTTCCTCTTTTAGACTCAAACGGGGCTTATATGCTAGATTCCGAAGGTAAAATATTTGAGGTTCCCGCATGACACAACCAGTTAGATTATCCCAGCCGGGAGCGGCAATTGATTTACTTCTCACAAAATTACATAATTTAGATCCCCTGTTATTTGCAAATACAACAGGTGTCGGAGTAGGCACTGAAACACCGGCAGCAACTGCAATTTTAGAAATACTCTCAACTACACAGGGTTTTTTGCCTCCACGGATGACAACCACACAGAGATCTGCGATAACATCCCCGGCAACGGGGCTGTTAGTATACAACACGACTACAAAATCTTTAGAAATGTACGACGGGACAGCATGGGACTCATATTTGGCTAATGTCGTTGACGGGGGTACACCCTAATGCCTGCAAATGTAACAATCAAAACAAGACGAGGAACTGCCGCCGAATGGGGGGCAACTAATCCCGTTCTGGCTGCGGGGGAATTTGGTTATGAGACCGACACCCATACCCTGAAAATAGGTGATGGTGTAACAGCTTTCAGATCCCTCCTGTCCCACGTCGCCGAGGTTTCTCCGTGGTGGGATTCTGCACCAATGCCCATTAATAGCGGCGTTATAACACTTTCAACAGATGGAAAAGTATTAGTCATGCCTACTGAAAGCGCGGCTGTACTCCCCTCTTATAACGAATACTGCAATACGAGGGCATCCTATTACGAATCTGCAAATACAGTAGAAGAAATTGATAACGATACATTCGATTTTTCCGGCAATATCATCAGAACAAGCCCGACTAATATTATGCTAATCTCTCGGCAGGGCACGCAGGAAACCGGTTCAAAAGGCTTCTTGTTCTCACAAAATTATAATCTCTCAACCGGGGAATGGGGAGCACGTCAGACTGTCTATGATGATCCTGATCATATAGATGCAAGAAATTCAGTCAGTGGAATTATTGGAGATAATATATATTTATTTTTCTCGCGGAATAAATATTCTCCATCCGTTAGAGCAAGTGGGATTACGGATGAATCTGGATATTTCTTAGTTCAAAAATATACATCATTCAGTCTCGTAGGGCAAACAAGCGTAGATCTGCTCGTACGTTCTACAATAGATTGTAATGTCCATGTTCAACTCAGAAACACAGATACCGAATACATCGGTTGGAGTGGTGTAGCTCATCCAATCATGGGCAGCCTGTATGCTAGGTTATCATTGCCAATCGCAACCCCAACGAGTGTTTCTGATAATTTTGATCCAGCGACCGTAGTTAGAATCATAGTCGGTGTTGATGGCGCAGCAGCGAGTACAGCTATCCTATTTGATTTCGATGAAATCAGGTTGGTAAATGGAACGACAACAACCGTAATTGATGATTGCAGCGCGGTAACTGGCTGGGAAGGGAATCTAGGCTCTGGATATGAATTCTCCCTCGTCTCAAACCAATGGATTGATACCGGTTACATAAAATCGACTGATCTCACCGGGGAATCATGGGGAGACTATACACTGTTTCCATCACCCGGGCTCAATGCATTTTCACAGCATGGGCATCTGGTCCAGATAGATGCTTCAACTTATCTACTTCCGTTTTACGGTTCCTGGCAGGCCCCATTCAAAACAGGATACTATAAAACAACAGACGGTGGGGACACATGGGCGGTAAGCTGGATCTATTCAGGTGCAACTCAGTACTGTGAATCCTCGATAGAATATCTAGGCAATGGCAAACTAATTGTAATTGCCAGGAATGAAACGACTTATAGAATGGGGCAGGCAACCAGTGAGGATTCCGGTGCAACGTGGACAGCAATGGCAGATACCAACCTGGGAATAGCTACGGGTGTAAAAATACCCCACACCTCTTATGATTCAGAGACAGATTCAATTACCTGCATATATACAGACAGGGGCGATTACGGGCTTAAGATCTCAACATCCTACGTTGACGATGTCTTTAGCACTCCCACCGGATGGGCTGCAAGTACATTAATTGACGAGGGTGTGATCTATGGTTATGCTTCACTTTTAAAAATCTACTCTGATTTATACTTCTATATATATTCTTTTGCTGAGTCCGAAAGCCATCAGTATCTCTTGAGTAGTTTTTATCATGTGCCTGCAATAAAACTAACAAAGACATTGCCATACATGGCGAAGCCTTGGTTGGCTCTTTATAACCCCACTGCCTCGATAATTGATTTCTATCTATTTTCCCACCTGCCCACTGATATCTCATTTACGAGAGACGCAGCAGGGACAGTCACCGAGCTTTCTATTACTCCCGGTCTGGGTGAGGTGCGTCATGGACAGATTACGTATGTGGGATTGACTACAGATACTAACTCAAACCTGATCCCGGATTGCCTTGAAGCGAATGTCACCGGATCAGTTCCAAAATATTTAGAAAATTATACAATGTCAGGGGAATATGGTATCCTTTCAGTCTATTCCTCTGAATCGGTTGCAGCTTCCACGACTACAAGCTCTACGTATCAGGATATAAGAGGTTCATCATATGCTAATATATATATCCGAAATGCTACCAGCACAAACTTAACCGTTAATGTTTATGGTTCTCCTGATTCAGCAGGCATTTTAAAGGCACTTATTGGTACTACCACACTAAATGCAACCACGTCAACACAGGACGAAATAGAACTTGATAACTGTCCAAATTATCTATTCTTTGATTTGGTAAACAGTGACTCTGTAAACGCTGCCACAGTTGATATCTCCATACAGAGATCAGTAACTACTGATGTAGTCGGACCATATGCCGATGTCCTCACAGTCTATTCTTCTGAATCGGTTGCAGCCTCCACCACCACAAGTTCCACCGGTCAGGACGTCAGAGGCGCGTCTTTTGTAATTCCGTATGTTAAAAATGCTACAAGTACCGATCTAACAGTAAATATTTATGGGAGTTATGATTTAGCCGGAACGATAAAATCTCTAGTCCGTTCGTATGCTCTGAATACGACAACAACGCAAGCAGGATCTCCATTGACGAATTGTCCAAATTATCTATTCTTTGATTTGGTAAATGGCGATTCTTCAAACGCCGCTACTGTAGATGTTTCAGTTCAGAGGGGTTGAGCATGAAACGTATGAAACCCTCTTCACCGTTTGGAAGGTTGGATTTTCAAGGTGATTCGATCACTCTTGATACAGAAGGGAAAGTCCTTGTCCTGCCTACTGGCGACGTGGATGTACTACCTCTATACAATGAATATACTCTCAATCCGAATCGCCTGACCACTGCCGAAAGCCCATTCGGGGGGCTGAAAGGCTCCCAAGCTGCGGATTTTTGTCCGGGCACTATATACAGTCACACAACCGGAGTACAAATAACAGACCTGTCAGGCACAAACGGAACGCACACAATGAGCGCAGGGAAACTAAACGAGTTAAGCCTGTTGACAGTTGATACTGAAAATCATACAATCACGCAAGAGTTCAACATCACAAATTATAATCAATTCGGCACAATAATTGATGATTGTACCAGTACAACAGACTGGACTCCATATTTAAGCACAGGCGATTTTTCTATATCAAACGGATTATTATTTACGGGAACAACGTCACCCGCAGGGCATTCAATTTGTTCAAAAGAAGTTTCTATTGATCTCTCAAATATCAAATTTTTAACATTTACGATAACGTCCTCAATTGCCGGCAATCTATATGTCAGGCTGATTGATGTAAGCGGCAACTTCGTCACTTGGATGACAAGTTCGAATTTTTCGATATCAGCTAACACAGAAACACGTTTTACACTTCCAATCAAAGCCATTTCGGGATCAGTTGGTTCATTACCTACCGGTAGAACCAGTACTGTGGATTTTTCTCAAATAGTCACAATGCGAATCGGTGTTTCAACTGAGGCAATGTCATCATCTATCACGATACTCCTAAACGAAATAAAAGGAGCGAATGAGACATCGGCATACATTGAACTCATGGTTCCCGATAACCTCTCTGCAACTTCAGCTAATCTTTTCACTCACGATGGTACACAGTATAATTTATGTCGCTCAGATTCCCTCGATTCCGCATACTCAAATGTCACTCAAACATCAGCAAACGCAACTCTCGCAGACGGCACGAAATTCGATGATGTCTATACAACAGGACTAGGGAGATCCGTTTACCCAAAAGGAGAAGCAGGGGGCACTAAAAACGGGTCGATAGGATCAATAACGTATTCAGATTACGCTGGCACTCTAAAAAGAATAGGATATAGATTTGATTTACCTCCTTATGATGGAGGCAGAACGCTTTTTGACACCGTGAAATGCACAATTGTAATTAATTATGCTCCCGATTCAGACGGAATTTACTCAGCATCTTACAATTTCTCATACTCGGAGAACGACTCCTACGGGATTCTAAACATGGCATGTCCTTGGTTAGCTCTATACGATTCTGTATCCGATGTGATTGATTTTTATTTGTCAACTTCTAGGTTTGAACACTTAAAATTAAAAAGGGATGAAGCTGGAACAATTCACGATATTACATTATACCCTGGAAATGGTCAAATATATCACGGTCAAATTAGATATGCCGATTTGTCTGCTGATTCAGATTCTGATGGAATCCCTAACTGTTTGGATAATTTTATAGAAGGAAGTGTATCAAAATTTTTAGCGTGTTATAGCGAGCCAGTACAAACACCATATCCTATATTTGGTTTTTGGAAGTGGAGTGTTTCAACAGACGATTATCAGCCCACTTGGAACAAACTTGCATATGTATCATGCAATCACTTTGAACCAACATCCACGGGCACATTCACCGACCCAGTTAGTATGGATATTTTTATTTCGGTTCGTGATCAAGCACACCTAAACGGGAAAAAGTCAATTCTTGCGGTAGGTTGCGGAGATCAAGATATAATTGATAGCATACTGGAGAATTATACTCAAGATTTTGCAACAAATTTATTATCAGTTATTCAAAATAATAATTGTGACGGGGTAACTATAGATTTTGAATATCCACGCGCTACAAATACGATTACAGGTACATCAAATACCCCACTATTCCAAAATTTGATGTCTGCTATATATACAACACTCAAAACAAGCAATCCAGATTATTATGTATCTGTGTGTTCTCCGAATGCCCCGAGTGCTCTATTCCAAAACAGCGAACTTTATCAGTATTTAGATCATGTTTTTATCATGGGATATGACTACCACAATGCAAATGCAAGCACCGCAGGCCCTTGTGCTCCTTATGATGACTCTATGAGGTATGATATCAATGACGCTATATCAGCCTACTTAAAATGTGCTCCACAAGATAAATTCATTTTCGGGCTGCCTCTATACGGTTTTGATTATCCAACGGTTTCAGACACACCCGGAGCCGCTACCACAGGAGGAGCAAATTATGTCCCAATTTCAACTGCATTCACAAATTCCGAGGGGAAAACTGTGGCATGGGATCAATACTCACACACTCCATATTATATTTATCAGGACGGGGAGCAATGGAGGCAGGTGTGGTATGATAATATCGCATCACTCCAATTGAAATATAATTATATAATGTCGCGCGGTCTCTATGGTGTTGGATGGTGGGCACTTGGTTACGAAATCAATAACCCGGAAATACTCTCTAGCATATATAATAATTCAAAAAATAAATTAAATATTATAAATGGGATTACATCTGGAAATTATTGCACAGGCGAAACTGTAAGCATAAGGGCATATCCACCAAGAGGTTATGTATTCGATCACTGGATAGGGGACACAACCCGGATAACTGATCCAACGGTGTACTATACTAATATCCCGTACATGCCTGCAAATGAGGTTAATTTGGAGTGTATATGCACATCGTTTTCTAGTACATGGTATAATGCATCGTGGGGGCACCGCATTGAAATTGCGACAGACCCGTATTTCGTAAGTGCAGCACAGACAGGCATTCCGTTTTTCGTTTCTATTCAAAATGATAGTCTCAAAACATCTCCAACTGGTCATGTTGCAAATGCTAACGGATATGATATTATATTTGTTGCAGTTGATGGGACAACTGTACTCGACCATATAATTAAATCATATAATGGTACAACCGGGACAATCGAGGCGTATGTAAATTTACCTTCGCTTTCCTCAACTAATAACACTGTTTTTTATATGTATTACGGAAACGCGAGTATAACAGAATCTCAAGAGGATGCAGTCAACACGTTTGATTCAGATTATCTCTTGAAGTGGTACGCGGAGGCCGTGTTCCCACAAGAAACGACTTATACAGGTGATTTATCAGGTATCCCAGCGGCATTCACGGTATCTGCGAAAATAAAACCATCTGGATCTGGCTGGAGATATATATTCACAAACAATGGGGTTGGAAATGACGGATACCGGCTCTGTATAAACGATACTAATTATTTGACGTTCACTCTCGCAACCGTTTCAGATTATGTATTTTCAGGTATATCACAACTTGAAAACGATTATGAGTACTATATCTCAATCGTTGTTGCTGGTGGCAACGCAACCGCTTATGTGACAAGAGAAGGCTGTGAAACTGAAACTCAAATAAAAGGAGCTGGGACTATGGTAGGCACGCCTGCTCATTATACAGTAGGTGAAAATTACAATGGTGACGATTTTACAGGAACTATATATGAGGTGGTTGTATCCGACACGGTAAGATCGGCGTCCTGGTTGAGAACTCTCGCAAAAAACAGAGTTAATGGGAAATCTTGTATAGCGTATGACGAAGAAACAAACACATGAAATAGGCTGGGCATGACTCAGGTATGTAGCACTTGCCAGCACTTTCAGGAAGATACAGTCGCTTTTGCAAAAATTGATGATAATACAGGATTACGAGAATACCTGGTTGGCACGATAGAGAGGAGTGAAAAATGAACCAAATTGTAGGAACCTCTAAAAAACACACATTCAAAGCATATGACACTCTCGGAGCAGAGGTCACGACCCTTACAGATCCAGTGGTAAAATATAGAATAGATGGAGGAGATAAAACAACTCTCTCCACACCCACAATCTCAGCTTATGATTCTGATATGCGGGATTTTCTAATTACTGTACCGGATACACTGGCGGCAAATCCATATGTTACCATTTCGCTTTCTATCACTGCGACAGAAGGGGCCGCTGATATCCTAATAGACGTTTTTCCTCTCTTAACACTTGCCGCAATTAATGCAGAGGTAGACACCGCCCTTTCTGATTTTGATACCGCAACCCCGATAGCAAAAACGTCAGAGCTCTCAGGGTACAATACGGAAAATGTAATCCCTCGCGGTTATTATGCTCTCGATGTTACTGCAAAAACAATCACGCTTTCGAGTCCTTATAATACTTTAACAGTTGAGCAGATCCTCAGAATAAAAGATCTCACTACTAATTATATAATTTACGACTGCGAGGATTCAAAATATTCAACCCTCCCGATCTCAATAACATCCGGTGTTCTAACATACACAGCACCAGCAAGGGACGCAGCAGATAACGATGCACTCCAGATATTCTTTAATGCGGAGCTAGCATGACACTAGCTGATATCATCGAGTTATATTCTCAGTACCGAGTAGGATCAGCAGAAACAGATGATATCACAGATGCCCAATTATCCACCCTGAAAACAAACGCAGAAGCCCGTCTAGCTAGGATCATAAGCTCCCGTACATTCTCAGCCGGGGAACTTGAAGAACTCACCGCGTTTCTTGTATGTGATGTTCTTGAAAATAGACATGGGAAAGGGACAATAGTCTCTGAAAGTGTCAAAGATGCTTCATGGAAATCACAAGTTAAAACTTCTTCGTCCTGGCTGGATAGAGTTTATGCGGTCCTGTCAGAATACGACGCTGAACATGGAGAAATAACAGATATCTCGGCAGCCGCAGACGTGGGAGGAGTTCGGAGAACTGATTCTTATGTGCCTGAGCTGATGCAAGGGTATACAGACGAATATGAGGGTGTTTGATGGACTTTCCTGACACTGTTACAGTTTACCCATTCTCCTCGAAGAATGCATCACATGAAGTTTCTTACGGGACTTCCAGAACTCAGAAATGTAATTATACAGAACTCGTGGAAGTCTCACAAGAAGGTGACAATACTATAGTTTCCGCATGGGTTGCGTTTCCTCCCGGAACTTCAATTACACAACAAGATAAAATAGTTTTAGCTGATGGGTCTATTCCTGCGATATCCTCTATTAAGCGGGTCGATAGACCAACGAGAAAAAAAGAGGAATATGTCAGGGTTGTTCTTGGAAAACCGGAAGCGAGGGCGGACTTATGACGGCTGCAACCTGTATAGCTAATCTGGTAATGACTGCGAACAGAATAGACAAGGACGCAAGAGCCGCAGCAAAAGAAACTGCAGACGAAGTAATGTCTGAATCCAAAGAACGATATTGCCCGGTTGATACAGGTGAACTCAAAGGATCGGGGAAAGTCGAGGTTGTAAAAAACTCCATAATCGAATTCCACGTGAGATTATCATACTCAACCCAGTATGCAATATACGTTCACGAAATCCCGTATCATCACAATCACGGATCATGGAAATATCTTTCAATCCCGTTTAATAAGGCCAATTTTATACAGAAAATTGCATCACGGGTGAGTCTGTGACAATCGAAACTTATCTCACCGATCTTGGCACATATCTCCAAACCGCGGGAATCGGAACTGTAAATACCGACATTCATTTTTTCGGTCTTGCGTCCAATGCCACCAACGATATTACCCTTTCCCCGTTTCCGGGTGCTGAATACAACAGAATCATATCAGGAGAGATAAACCCTTACTCCCCGGATCTCAGCATTATAGTAAGAAATACAAGCGGGGCGGCTGCATTGTCAAAAGCAACGTCCATATATAAACTTCTGAGGGATGTTTCCAATAGAACAATAGGTTCGACTCATTTCCTGGTGATCCAGGCGCAAGCACCCCCGAGTTTCATATCAAAAACTCAAAATTATTTTCTATTTTCAATTAATTTCTCATTGTTGATACAGTAAAATAAAAAAAAGAACGGAGCTAAAAAAAATGGTATATGTGAACAGCGCGGCAACCGTGGCTAGAGGCGTAATCGTAAAAATAAACGGCGTGGCAATCGCTGAAATTATTGACGAAGGTATCCCTAAACCACAAACCACTACAGACGACATCGAAGTAACAAATCAGGATTCCGGAGACTGGAAGGAATATAAAGCGGGTAGGAAGGACGGGGGAGAAACTGAGATTAAGGGTCACGCGGTCCCATCAGACCAGGGACAGACCGATCTAGCGGCAGCAGCAGCAGCCGGGTCCACGTGCCTTTTTAGAGTGGATTTCCCGTCAGGTTCTTATCTTACTTTCAACGGGACAGTCAAAACGTTCGATACATATGTAGAAGGGCAAATCCTTGTGTTTACCTCAAAAGTAAAAATATCAGGGGCCCCTTCGTTCTCGTCCACCAAGAGCGCGTTGACTACCCCATACTTCTCGGCTGCATCCTCGACCTCGGTATTCCCGGCGGCATCTGGTACAGAAGGCACTTATGTAATTAATTTTGCAAACGGTACTGCCAGTACTAAAATTACTCCTACTGCAACAGCCGGCGTAATCCAGGTCAATGGTGTAACAGTTGGGACCGGCGCAGAATCTGCCTCTATAGATCTCACAGCCGGGGCAATCGTGGAATGTACGGTAACCATACAGGAAACAACAAAAGCAGTAAGTGTGTACAAATTGCTTCTCTGCAGAGCTGCGTGAGGTGTTGAAAAATGCCTCTAAAATCAATTCCTTTTTTTGGAGAGTATTCTCTTCGGTACGGATGGTCAGGAATAGAAGCAATTATGGAAGTGTTAGGAAATCCGACATTCCAAGAATTTGATAAAATAATTGCAAGAATGGAACTAAAAACAGTCCGCCTCGTCATTTGGGCTGGACTGATTCATGACAAGCCATTCCTGAAAAACGAAGATGTGTACGAGCTCCTTGATGAATATCTCGGTGAGCACAGTTTCAAGGACCTGGTAGATGTGATGACAAGGGCACTATCCGAAGCCAATATTATCACTCAGAATCTCCGGGAAAGCGCAGGGGAAGAAACCGACCCTTTACCTTTGGAGAATTGATCACAAACACTCAAAAGACACTATACAAGCTATGTGGGGTTACACCCATTGAATTCTGGACATACACCCCCGCGGAAACTAACATCATGATAGAAGCGGCAGTCGAAAACCGAACCGAAGAGTCAGATTTTAATCTTGCTCTAAACGCCAGGCTCTGCGCTGTAATCCTGAACGCAAACGGTGTCCAAAAAAAGAATAAGAAACCTTTCGAGATGAAAGACTTTCTCCCGGAAGAAAACAGCAAGCGCGCGCCCCATTCAGTTGAAGATATCGAATTGATGATCAGGAACGCAACTATTGCAGCAGGAGGAAATGTATCATGATATACGTTTCTACCTGTTTTTTGCACTGAGGGGATAGCCTCAAAGAGTTAAAAACGGTGATCTAAATGGCAAATGGGTTTCTAGGCAATATTTCAGCGGATCTAATTTTAAATAACAAAATGGGCTCGGCTATAGCCTCTGCGTCTGCCTCTATGAAGGGCATGGAAACCCAGATGAAAAACATAGGGACTTCTCTCGCGGCTTCTCTCGATGGACCAATGGCGAAACTGAAAGCAATGCCGGCAGAAACTAAGTATCTTGGTGCGGCTCTTGCGCTTGGTGTTACTGCTCCCCTCCTTGCCTTCGGTTCTGCTGCAACAAAAACGTTTTCTTCTTTTGATGATTCAATGAGGCAGGTCCAGGCGGTTACAGGAGCCACTGGTCCTCAATTCCAGGCACTTACAAATTTAGCCCGTGAGATGGGCGAAACCACCTCCTTTAAGGCATCGGAAGCAGCCGAAGCAATGACATATTTGGGAATGGCGGGATTCAAAACAGATGATATAATCAGTGCTCTCCCTGCTACACTTGCTTTAGCTCGCGCCGGTGTTCTTGATCTCGGATCAGCCGCAGATATAATGTCCAATGTGATGACCATCTTCGGGATGAGCGCAGACGAAGCAGGACACGCGGCTGACGTGCTCGCGAAAGTTGCCCACAGCACAAATACAAATGTTCAGCAGTTAGGCGAAGCCATGACCTATGCGGGTCCTGTCGCTCATACGTTTGGTTTGTCGATGGAAATGACTGCCGCTGCAATGGGACTTCTCGGTAATGCGGGTATCCAGGCGAGTATGGCGGGTACAACCCTTAGAGGTATTCTTCAGGAACTGGTTGCACCAACAAAGGCCTCAATGGATGTATTTACAAAGTACGGTTTAACTCTCGAAGATCTCAACCCGAAAGTACACAGCTTAGATGTAATTTTCAAAACGCTCAAAGAATCCGGGATGTCGGACGCGGAAATGTTCACCGTATTCGGACAAAGGGCGGGTCCGGGGTTGCAGGCACTCTTATCTCAGGGAATTGACACACTTGGAAATTATTCAGTCGAACTTCAAAACGTCGATGGATACGCAGAGCAGGCCGCTAAAACAATGGACGAGGGATTCGGCGGGGCTCTCCGGATGATGAATTCCGCTTTAGAATCATTTTCGATATCAATCGGTAGCAGGCTCGCTGTTATGATGGGGCCGCTGGTTGCATGGGTTACTAAAGCGGCTCAAGTATTTGCAGACCTCAACCCACGTAACAAGGATGCTATAATAGTAATCGGTCTTCTTCTTGCGGCTCTAGGCCCTGTTATACTGGCTCTTGCTGCACTTCCTACCATTGTCGCAGGGGTCACAGGCGGATTAGCTCTACTAAGTGGAGCATGGGCAGTAATCGTTTCTGTATTGTCCGGCGGCATCGTCCCTGCCATAGCTCTGGTAGTCGCTGCTCTCTACATCCTGGAAGAGAAAACCGGACTCATAAGCGGAGCCTGGCAGTTTGCCAAAGATGCATTTGTTATATTCGCGGATGTAATTTCTCAGGCAATCGTGCAATTAAAACAAATTGTAGTTGAAAATACAGAATGGATCAGAGAAGCGGTCTCAAATCTTATCCCTACTGAAGCAATTGAGACAGTTACTGAGTGGTATGATACAATAAAATCAGCATTCGGTGACGCTGCAACAACAGTAAACGACAGGGCAAATGTAATCAGAGAAGAAAACAAAAAAACCGCTGAGTCATTCGACCAAAATGGGGTCGCTGCCACTGAGTCCGGGAAAGTCGTCGAAGCTGCAGCCGGGACAGCAGGAAATGCTGTGACGAATTACGCTAATCTCGCGGTAGAGGGATATGGAAACGCAGATGCAGCAGCCGGGACAGCCGGGGATGCTGTGACTGATTACGCGAATCTCGCGGTTGCTGGATATGGAAACGCGGGTGATGCTGCTAGTCAAATGGGCGCAGATACAGACACAGCTACCGGCCAGATGTCTCAGGGATTAATACTGGTAACCAATTCAGCTAGACCTATGGTTTTAGCTATCCAGAGCGGGGTCGATCCTGTCACCGATCTGAAAGCCACAATAGCAGGAGCAACGACTACAAACCACGCTTACGCGGCTTCCTTCGTTGACGTCTCGAATATGGCAAATGCGGCAGCTTCTGCGGCAATTTCTGCAAGTTCCAGGATAGGGTCAGCGATAAAAACTTCAATTGGTCAGGTAGGAGAGCTCGAATCCCTTGCCGGCAAATGGAATACTACAGCGAAACTTGGAACAACGTCAAGCGGTGGAAAAGGAACAGGCGAGGGTAATGTCAAAGTTGTCGATAAAACTGGACGATATACCACACCTGTTACGAAATCCGGCAGTAGTGGAACCGGGGAATCCGGCGTTAAAGTGATCTCGACCACAAATAAAAACACAGTCAACAACAACGGCGATAAACTGAGCGCGTCAAAAGCAAAAGCCGCAGGGGTCTAAAAATGATTATTATCTATGTTTCAAGTACCGAACTGGATGCAAATTACAAAGTAGATGGATCAGCGGATCAAGTACAGATCAATAACGCGCTCACGTATGCACATACCAACGGGACCTTCGTCTCTCCAATAACCGTGTACCTCCGCGGACCGTACATATACGATCTAACAGACAGCCTCTTAGTCGGCTCTAATACGATTTTAACCGGAGATGCAACCGCTATTGTCAGATTACATAATTCTGCATCGTGGGGAGCATGGAAGCCGCTAATCAACCAAATTTCAGGCGTGATCCCTCAAAATTTCACACTTTCGAATATCACCCTTGATGGAAATTACGCAAATCAGCCTGAATACTCTGCCGGGAATTGGGGCAAAGGGTACTATCCTGGACTCTATTTGCAGGGCACGCTCTCAAACCCCGTTCGAAATGTTATAATTCACAATACAATTATAAAAAACATGCTCACCGATGGGGCAAGAATATCCTACGGAAACGGCTTCGAATTTTATAATAACAAAACTATAGAATGTATGCACGAGGGCGTTTTTGTCCTGCGTTCGTTAAATTGCAACATTTATAATAATGATTTTACCATCAGGACAAATAGCGGACCCCGTTGTTATAACTCTCAGAATGTCAATATCTACGGCAATACGATGCGCCCTTATGCGCTTAATTCTGTAGCTGGGAATTTTGGAATCCAGATAGAAGACAATTCAGCACAGGGCGACATCATAACAAATAATATCAATTGTTATAATAACACGATAACCGATTGCTGGGGTGGCGGGATCTGGTGTATAGATCTCAGAGGAACGGCGACAAACAAAAATATAAAAATCCACGATAATACGATAACCGGCTGTGGGAGGATCACCACTACCTCGTACAATGCAGGTATTTGTATTCAGGGATTTAATGACATTGAAGTATATAATAATATTATAAAAAACAATTATAACGCAGGAATATTGATCCCGTCGGCCCCGTCTGGTGGATCGGGATATATCTATTATTATGATGATAATGTAGTTTCTGGCACACTTGACACGCTAAACCCTTCAAAAAGTGCCGGGCACGGCTTCGGAATTGTAAACAGGTATCCTTCAGTTGTAACAGTTGCAGGGCACGGGAATATTGTCACAGGAAACGTAAATGGTGATTATTATCAAGTGTCGAATATAAATGACGTTTCGACAACTGCACCAATAAAACCAATTCCATCCATTCGCATAAATGAAACTGATGAAATTGTAGACTATTATGTGGATAATTATTCTGCATATGTTAACGGATATCCTATCAAAATTTTAGGATACGACGCGGACACCGATCAGAGTATTTCAACAGATAAACCGCCGGGGTTCGACGGTTGGGTATTGGGCGATTTCGGCTCAGATGGTTGCTCTATAAACGTTAGGTGCTTTGGATTCGGAAAACATGACGTCAGACGCGCTGTAGCTGCATGGAAAAAACAGGGCAGGACATTTGTAGAGCTCGGTGGAGATTCTGCAGGCTGGCAGGTCTCAGGAGTCACACGCGCACACGCATCAAGAAAAGATCTCGACGCTGGAGATATAGTCTCAGATGACGGGCCTAACAATTATAATATTGTTTTTTATTGTGACACACCCTTTGAAGAGTCTGTTAACAAGCACGTCAGAGCGCGAAAACTTACTTATTCTGGTGAACGGTGGAGTTCGGATAATACCTATGCTGGGAACATTGTAAAAAATGCCTCTTTTGAGGAATGGACTAGAGATACTACACAGTCGTGGAATTTAAAAACACCGGCCGCATCTGTTAATTTTACATGTGTTGAATTTTCACCAGATCTTGAACAGTATTGTGCGGTTGCTGATTCTGGCACAGGAAACAGGATTCAGATTTCTTCCTTTGGCAACGCATGGGCAATCCCTGCAACGAATCCAGCCAATGTAAATATAAATTGGAAAGGGGCAGCATGGGGAGATACAGTAGGGATAGAATCAACCGGGGACCCTGCTCCCTTTGTTATGGTTTCCTCTGATAATTATATTTTAGTATCCTCTGATGATTATATTCTCGTGTCAGGGGATATGAGCACCGCCACTGCTTTACAAAACGGTAGATGGGTTATCGTGGGGTATTCCGCTGCGACAAATGGGGCAGCATATTCAGAAGACGGGGAATCCTGGACAGCAGGAGTGACACCAAACATAAATCTTGAAGACGTTTGCTATGTTAAGGACATCGACTCGGGCATTTACCGCTATATCGCGGTTGCCTCTTCCGGTGCTGATAGAGTAATCTATACAGATGACGGGGGGGAAACATGGACAGCGGTTTCATCCGCAGATGACGCGGAAACATGGGTTTCAGTTGACTATGCCACTGACATCAAAACGATAGTTGCGGTTGCTTCCTCGGGAAAAATAATGCACTCCGTTGATTACGGGATCTCATGGACGCTTGCTACCGCTCCCTCCCAGATCTGGAACGAAGTAAAAAGGGCTGTCTATCTTGGGTTATTTGTAGCCACTTCAACGAATGGGACTCAGCAGATAGCGACGTCTACGACAGGGGAAAGTTGGACTTTGCAAGATGTGCCATACGGAGGCACTTCCATAGTGCCCGGCGGTGGTGACCTCGAAACTATCACGTATTCTACAGATATAGCGTTGCCAGGCATAGTTTATACGTCGGCTGCAACTGAATACACATCCAAAGATACAAGCCTGGAACTCACAACGGCTCTCCCTGCTCTCACCGGTGGAAATATTTACAGGATTGACCAGATATCTTGCAAGTTGAGGACTTTGCTTGCCGGGAAAGTCGCATACCTGAAAGTTACTATTCAGGCAGCGTCTCTGTATTCCGGTGTCGAAACTCAGATAGTAGAATGGACAAATAACACTAGCACATATATCACGAAATCATTGGATCTGGCTCTCGAATCAGAAACCGACGAGGCTGTGATATTCAGATATTACATGAAAACATCTGATTCTAATTATCGGGCAGCAGCAACGGCATTAGGATACAAGGCAACTATACAAAGCACTACCGGAGGCACTGTCGGGTACAATTACAATGAATGGACGGGGCTGGCAATCGCTGACGATCTAAAATATATTGTAGCAGTCGCACAGACGGGAACCGGAAACCGCCTGATGAATTCTACAAATGCAGGTATATGGAATCTCGCAGCGTTTGCATCAGATAGAGCCTGGAAATCCGGCTGTTTCTCACCATCTCAGATGAAATTCGTGATGGTTGGAAGCTCAGGCGCGATAATGACTTCCGAGGATTACGGCACGTACCGGGCAGACGGTTGGACATACGGGGAAACTTCTAAGCCATCCAGATCTGAATACTCAAACGATGGATACCTATCATTATGTATAACAGGCGACGGTATAACAGAAGAACCCGGCATGATAACCCAGCCTGCTCAGTTTGCAGCAGGCACAACATATTCACTGACTGGATATTGTGAGAAAGTTGGGTCTTCTGGGTCTGCTGTAATTGATATAGCTGCAAACGGGCAGGTACTCGCCTCAATTGAATGGATAGACGACGACGTATTTTCGATGAAGCAAAGTTTTATTAAATTCGATGTGATCCCCCCAGATGCCATGATTAGAATACATGGGGCAGGGACCCCGGACAATTCAACGAGCATGTATTTTGATACCGTTTGCGTACAAAAACTGACAGATTATGAGGTATTCGAAAACGGTGTTGACATCCTGACCACCGGGACGGTAGAAACAATCCCGGACATTTCAATCCAGGCACTTGGGTCACTCTCCGGATCAGTCGAAGGAAGGGAAACGGCGGGAGAAAGTAAAACACACACTGATGCAACAAATGTGGGGGGTACGGTATATACTACATATCAGTTGCAGGATTTTTTCAATTATACAATCACCGGAGTAGTTGGAAAAAAATACAGAATCGATAAAGTTGGAATCAAGGGGTGTACTGCGTCATCAGGGGGAAGGTGTGATTCAAAAATCGAAGTCTACTTCGGGTCCACTCTCAGGGGAACCTACACTTTCTCGTCGTCTACTGTGCTATATTCCTATACAACTCATTCAGCGGCTCCATCTATTACAGCCGCAGATGGTCAATCGGTGACATTCAAGTACTACCTCAAAACGTCAGATGCAGCCAAACGCGCTTATATCCGGGATGCTACATCCACGATTACAGAAGTTCTGGAAACCCCAACGGTGACAATAGATGCGGGTATTTCAATCTACAATGTAGCCGACCCCCTGACAGTATTACGGTTATGTAATAAAATCTATCCCGGAATTACATTGACGATAGGAGCAGACGGAACGGGAAATATCAAATATTCCGAGAATTTCTCGGATTCAACGTATCAAACTACTGTGCTATCAAGATCGGGAGATTCGTACTCGGAATCATTAAAAAGGGTGACGCTTACAGGTTCTCTTGTGTGGGAATTTGATACACTTTATCCGATCACCGGGATTCCATATGTGATACTGTATATCGTTTCGGGTATCCCGAAACTGGAAATATCGACGGATAACATGACCTGGACGGCGTGTGATTCGAATAGCACTGTAGGAGTTACCGATTCTACAGTATCAAGAGAACTGGATAATGCATCGGCTCCACTCAGGCTATACGGCAAAACTAAATTTTATATGAGGTTATCACCGGCAAGCGGCACTCTTATAATCAAATCGGTCTATATGTTTTCATACCTGATCACGATAGACGCTGAACATCCCGTTATTGCTCCGACGGGTGTGGCGGAAACTTTCGCCGTAACAATGTCTAATAATGTGCCATGTATAATAACTATGAAATATTCGAACAAACATTGGGTGGTCTGATGCTCTGGTTTTTCCGCCCCCGGATCAGTATTCAAAAACCTAATGGGCAGAAATACTACCCAAAACAAGTTACTGCATCAGTGACCGATGCTTATCCTTATTCAGATGCCCCCTATGCCCAAATAGAACTCGCTACGAATAGAAGTCCAGAAACTGCCGAGTACATCAATCCAGTCGAGGAGGATGATATCGTCAGGGTCCAGGTATCCTGTCGAATGTCGGAAAAGGAAAAATGTGTATTTGTGGATCTTTTTGAGGGTCGAGTCCGGTCCATAGATGGGGAGTACAACACAAAAAACAATACTACCGTCTCATGCAGAGGGCACATAGATGAGGCAGCAAAACTTCTTATCGATGAGTCTAAAACGTGGACCGGGACTATAGAGGCGAGAACCATTTTAGGCGACCTGGTTACTCCTGCCCGCCATGTTTCCCGACTTACGTGGCTGAATCAGGCTCCTCATGTTGATCAAAGTGGGGTAGTTAGTTTTACTGATCCCGAATCCGCATATGCAACAAAAGCAGATCAAACTTATTTATCAAGTGTATTCAAGGATCTTGAAAAAGAGTCGGGGAGCACTTGGAAAATAGGTACTAAGAGCACTTATACGGTGGGAGGCTCACTCGACAAAACGTATCTGACGTGGAAAAAACTTGATACCACACCCACAAATAAATACAAAGCGATCCAGGGAACTGCCCGTTATCTAGGTAGCAATTTTGAAATTTCCATTGAAGACCAGGCGACCCAGGTTAAAATAAAAGGGGACACTCCCACCAGTGGAACTCAGTACACTGGAACAGCTACGGATGCAACCGCAGTTGCTAGATATGGATACAAAACAGATGTAGACATCTACTCTCAATTACAGAGCAATGCGACATGTGCGAGTATTGCTGCAGGTATCCTCCCGTCTAAAGTTTCAGCCAGTATTTCAGGTACTATAAAATTAGTTGGCACACCTGAAGCTCATCCGGGAGACATGGTTTATGTGAGATCGAGGAGCACGGAATTGAACGGAGCAATTGTCGCAGGGAATTTTAACGTTTATCGCGTCAGACATAATATCACATCGTCTTCCTATACTACAGAAATACAAGTCGGTGGAATAATAACCGATGCATACGATCTGATAAAAAACATAAAAACAATAGCAGTAACTACAAAATGTAATCAGGTAAAATAAAACGGAGCTAAAAAAACATGGCAACTGAATACCCTGTAACTATTGATATAGCCGCTATCGTGGACTCTCTAACTAATTCAAGGGACCCAAACACACACGCTGCAACCCACAAAACAGGAGGAACGGATGCAGTAAAAATAACGGAACTCGCGGTAGCAGATAATGTAACCACAATGAACTCGACGACTACAAGGCCGGGACTGCTACCCAGATTATCCAATGTAGCAACTGAATACATGGACGGGACAGGCAATTGGTCTGCACCTGCGGGAGGCGGTGGTAGTGTGACTTACCCCGGAGTGGCATCTGTATTCCTGAACGGGACAGGAGGATTTTCTGTCCCTGCTGCGTCAGGCTCTGTTTTTCGTCCATTTCTCTCAATTGGAAAAACCAATTCAGGCGCAGATTACATATGTGACGGGGTGGATGACCATGTCCAATTTCAGGCGTGTTTTAACGCTGCTCCCTCCGGTTCTGTGATTTTAATACTTCCTGGTACATACACTTTTGGAGCAGGGGTAACAGTATATCAAAATTATAAAGATCTTACAATAATCGGTCTTTCAGCGCCGGAAGATGTCGTCATAAATGTGGCCACGTACAACCCTGCAATATATTTTAACGGTCAGCTTGTCTCAAATCAAAATTTGACTGCTAACGCGGCTAAAGACGCATGGGCGGTCACTGTTTCAAGCACGTCAGGTATCGCAGCCGGGGATATAATTGTAATTAATAATAATGTCAAGTGGTGTCCGGATTATTACGCCGACCAGACAGCCGGGGAAGCGTATCTAGTAAAAAGCGTATCTGGCGGCACAATAAACTTGAATGAACCTCTGTTGAGGGCATATAATACGTCTGAGGCATCAGAAATTAAAGTGTACCGGCCTATCCGGATGCATATTGAAAATATTACATTGTCAAATGCATCAGGGACCGGCGAATATGCAGGGCTGAGATTATCTTTTGCAAAAGACAGCATAATTAAAAACTGCCATTTTTATAATAACGGTCTTGCGAGTGTCCGGGTACAGGGCTGCTATAACTGCTTCGTAGAACAAAACAAAATAATGGACAGTATCCATGCTGGCAACGGTTACGGGATTTCAGTTTATGACGCAGCTGCATATATCACACTGCGAGACAACAGGGTAGAAAATTGCAGACACTGCATAATGTCAGGAACTTCAAGCTTCGAAGCACTTAATAGAGACATTGTGATCGAAAATAATACGTTGATAGGCGGGGATGTGACCGGATCAGATGTATTAGACTGCCATCCGAGTACGATAAACCAATTTGTAAGGTGCAACAAAATATATCCAAAATCGACACATAACGCAATCTGGGACGGGAGCAAATACTCTATCATAGAGTCAAACGAAATCCATAGCGGGTATGCTGCAATATGCAGGAGAGGGACCGTAACCGGTGGGTATCACATAATAAGGGATAATTATATGGACGGCAGCGCGATAATGTACACAGCTGTTGATACATCCATAGGTGATACTCTTATCATTGAAGGTAATCAATTCATAGGTCCGAGTTCATACGGCATCAATCTCGATGCTGAGACATATGACCACATTATAATAAAAGACAATATCATCAAAGATTGCACAAGTCATGGGATAATCATCATTGGTAGACACGCGGGTACATGTATATCAATCGAAGACAATGAAATACGTTCTTTGGTCGGCAATGCCATCAAGATAGACCATTCTTCATATACAAATGGAAAAGTCCGGATACACGGAAATAGGATCTCAGAGGCAAATCGGAATAACACAACATGGTCGTCAGTATATCTGAAAAACATAACGAATGCCTCAATTACCGGGAACAGGATAACAGATGCGGACATGAATCAAAAATATTGTATTCAAGAAGATACCGGGTGCGACTATAACAGAATCGCTTTCAATGATTTTTCAAGGTTCGCAACGGCAGCTCTTATGACTGTTGGCGCAAACGACACGATATCATATAATTTAGGTATCGACATATAAAAACAGGAGGTATAAAATGATAAATATTCAATCCGCGCTGAATGCTGCTAAATCAGGAGGCACAGTCATAATTCCAGAGGGGGTGTATTCAGTTACATCCCCCCTTATCCAGACATCTAAAAACCTGACAATCAGGGGAGAAGGGGCGGTAACCTTAAACCTTGATGTTGGAAGTGCTCAAGGTATGCAGTTAGGTGGCACTCTTGTTACTTCTCAGGCTCTTTCGAGCAATGTTCTGAAAGGTTCATCTCAGGTGGTTTTAAGAGATGCTTCCTCCGTCCGCCAGGGTGATCTAATCCGAATTTGGAAAAATGTAAAATGGTGTCCACTGGATTACCCGGACCAGACCACAGGAGAACTGTACAAGGTCAAAAGCGTAAGCGGTAATGTCATAGCACTGAATGAGCCTCTTTTGAGAGATTACAGCCTCTCTGATACCGTAAAAACCGAAGTATTCAGGCCCATTGAAGTACACATAGAAAATATCAGATTCCAGAATAAAGATTCAAAAGGAGTTCGGGAAGGACTTGCCCTAAGATACTGTAAGGATTCTTCAGTTTCAAATTGTTGGTTTAAAGATAATGGTCAGGCATCCCTTAGACTTTTCACCTGTTTCAATGTAAATGTAAAAAATAACGAGATGTATAATTCCGTTCATGAAGGTAATGGTTACGGGGTCTCTGTTGCTGATACTTGTGCCTTTGTCACAATTGAAGATAATCATATAGAGAACTGCAGACATACTATAATGAGCGGGACAGGGGATTTCAAAGCTCTTAATCGTGGTGTCGTGATCAATCGCAATACTCTGATAGGGGGAGCTCTTACGGGTGCTCAGGTGGTCGATGCTCATCCTATGACAATTGATTACCTGGTCACTAATAACAAAATTTACCCAAAGCCTGCTTATATTGCCTTTCTCGATGGTGCATATCGGTCTGAATTTTCAGGAAATGAGGTTTATGGAGGATACGGGACCGTCGCCAGAAGAGGAAGCGTTAACGGTGGGGTCCACGTCATAAAAAACAACTTCATAAAAAGCGGGTATATTTATGGAGGCATCGGGACCGGGACGAGTGAAGCCCTTGTCATAAAAGATAATCATCAAGAGGCATGTACCTATCATTATCTTTTCAATTTGAATACCGAGAGTTTCAAGAATATCGTTGTGAGTGGAAACACTTTTAAGAATGTAGATGCCGCCGGAATTGCACTCACTTATCTGATAAACGGCGTGAATTTGGAAATCTCGAATAACACTTTTGAAAATGTGAAATCTACCGCGATCTCTGTTAATGGAAACTCTCACACAAATGGGAAAACCATTATAAGGGACAACAAATTTACAAATGTCGGCGGGAAAATATCACTAACTGGAATTACAGCAAGTGAAACCGGCTCAATTGATATCCCAGGTGAAGAGGATTATCAAGGTTCATTGGCCGACAAATACGCTAACAGACTCAGAGAAGCAGCTCCGGAAACAGTATATAAGGATCCCGAATACATCGACGTTGGTGGCACAGATGGACCTCGGTGGAGGGATGTTATCTATTTTGATCTGAGCGAGTATGCAGGTATGGAGGACCTGACCGGGACATTATCCCTGAATTGGTATTACCCAGAGGGAAAAACGAGAACTCAGGATACAGTAATCGAAATATACCGGCCTGCTTATGCTTGGCATCCCGACCACACAAGCTGGATCAACAGGGTACATGATAAAGCATGGAATAATCCCGGCGGTGACTGGTATGATAAAAACGGTGTATCTCAGGGGAGCACTCCCTATGCAAGCATCACAATAAAGGGGAGTTCTCTGCCAGACAACAAATATTATGATCTGGATGTGTCCGGGCTCGTAGGAGAATATCTAAGCGGAAAATATGAGAATACGGGATTCTTGATTAAAGCGCGGTCAGAGGGGAGTAATTATATTGCATTCCGGGGGATGGTTGCTGAGAGTAAGCCGCTTTTGACTGTTCGTGGGGCTGTGAACGAAACGGTTATGTGTGGGGGATGTGGTAATGGAACTTGGGTTATTAAAAAAGAGGAGGGAGTAATAAAGATTCTATGTGAAAAGTGTCTGGAGGAATATTGAATTGAAATTTAGAGGGGGAGTTTTACACTCTCCTTTCTCCCACCCATTAAACCCCATGACATACCCAGCGTCTTGAACTGCTCTTGCAAATTTTCCATATTCATGATGACACTGTAAACATTTTCTACGATATACCCAATATTCATCCTCAAGTGCTCTTTCGGTTCGCTTGAATTAATCTTCTTTTTCATTTATTTCGGATAGTTCCATGTTATTTATACTCCTTCTGTTCATATTTTTTTATGAAATAATCACCCACGGCACATCGAACACGGATTTCATATTCCATTCTGAGCTTGCTTTCCTCAATTATTTCATGTAATTCTTGACGAGTAACAACATCTGCCATGCAAACAATTGGCTGGGGATCTTTTATAATTGGATTCAAACTAAAAAAGAAAGGTAACATTTATTCTCAGTCCCCATCAGTCCCACAAAACTTTGAAAACTCTGCTCCTTTCAAGATGCAGAATTCTTTTCCGATTACGTCATTAACTTTCATGTATCCGTCATAACTAGACAGGCAATACCATTTATCATACATTGAAATATGTTTACACTTTATTGCTACTAATGCCTCTTTTTTATAACGCAGTTCTGGAAATACCATCAATCCTACATTTTCACCATCGTTATTTATAAATGATATATCTGCTCCGTATGGATCTAATTTAATGTTTGAAAATCCTGCTTCGGTAAGTTGTTCAATTATAGTTTTCATTGATTTCAATCTCCATTCTTTTGTTCCTTCTTTCCCGCCCTTTGTCCATTGCCATTCTACGGTATCAGGCATGGATAGGAGAGGCTTATTCACTAAACTTATTCACTTCATTCAACACAAGCTCAGAAACAGATTTTACCATCTTATATTTTCTCATTAAGTGGTAATCCCAACCTTCCCCAAACTCACATTCACAGACATCAAAATCAGGATCTACTCCATACGGCTGTTCGTCCCAATCGAAATCTGGATCAGTCATTTTTTACACACACCACGCATCCACTTAATACCGGAATATCTATTTTAACTTCCAAATCTTCACAAAAACCATTTTTCAGACTTTCGCATGAGATACAATTTTTCGATTGTAATATATTGAAACTTTGGGGGTCATCCATTTATGCTCTCCTTTTTTATCCACCTATTTAAGTTTCTTAATAGCTTTTTCTAGGTCTGTTATATGGGATTCCCACCGCATAAGATCCTCCTCATCGTCTGTTTTGTAGTACCGAACTGAAGCTGGGTCTTTAACCCATTTAACATTTGATTTAAGCAGATCTAGTTCATTTTGAAGAATTTCTATGGCATATGACATTTTATTCACTCTCATTTAACTTTAAATTAAAATCTCCCACAGTCCCAATCGGTACAGGGAGCACATTTATTATATTCTCCGATGATTTGTTGTCTTCATCTTTGAGTAATATTCGTGTTGGTCTCATTTTTATTATTTTAGACATTTATTCCAACTCCTTACCTGTCCACTGATAATATTCAGGATCGTCAGAAGGTGCGTTTTCGACCTTCTCGATAATTCCTTTGTCAATCAATGCTCTTAAGGTGTTTCCTGTGAAACCTGGGACGGATTTCAATTCAACTGAAGTAAACTTTCTTCCATTCTCCCAAGCATTCAACTGTTTAATTTTGTCTAATGTAGATTCTTGTATTCCTGTCCGTGTCATAGTTACCACATTGTAGCTTAGTTGCTATGTTACTATACAACTTATAGGTATAAGTACTTAACTGAAAATAATAACATGTGAATAAAAGTAACAATTCAAAATGAAACTCAAAAATAGTTTTATTACCGAGAGTAATACAAAAAAACAGGTTGGTATGTAATTATAATACAAAACGTATTACTCGGATGTGGTTTTATAAAAAGTGAAAAATCAAGAAGAACATTCTTCGGATTTCAGATTATTATATTCTTCTTTTGTATAATAACATTTATAATCATATTTCTCTTTTAAAATTGTCTTGAAATAATCTTCCCATCTATCTCTATCAAAGTTTGTTTTCCCATGACATTCTTCACAAAGTGGAACCATCATCACTTTAGAACTGTCACAACATGCATTTTTATTATAGTCTACGTGATGAACATATAACATCTTACGATTGTCTTCTTGTGGTTTCCCACATAGAAAACATTTATTCCCAAAAAACGATCTCACCCTTCTTTTTAAATCAGCATTGAATTTACTGCAGTATATTCCATAATTAACTCCACCACGCCAGTTTTTAGAAAGCCACCCTGTATTTAACAACCCATTCTTCTCCCGTATGGGTTTCATAGCAATGCGAACACATTTATCACTACAATATTTCCGATTTCCTTCGAAACTATAATTTATGTAAAATATTGTGTTGCATACAGGACACTCAACTGCATTGCATTTATACACCGTTTTGTGTTTTCCATTTTCGCGGTCTCTAACATCTTTTGGTAAATCTAAAAATGATATTTCCCCTGCTTTACATTTTTTTAACAGGTATCTATCCATGCAGTTTTCAGAACAAAAATGAAGTTCTTTATATATATGATCACACATATTGATTACAGGTTCTCCACAGCACAAACAATAAATCATATTTAAGCCTCTCTGTTTTTCTTTACCCTCTCTTCATCATCCCATCTTTCAACCCACCGATAAAGCGTAGATGCCGGGATCTGCATCACTCTAGCAATCTGAGCAGTTTTTAACCCCTGTGTTTTCCACTTAAGATATTCTTTCTTGTCCGGCTGTCTCTCCGGTCTACCTATTACTTTTCCTTCCTCTCTTGCCCTCTCGATGCCTAACTTTGTTCTTTCAACTAGAGAGTTCCTTTCAAGTTCCGCAAACCAACTAAATAAAGCAGAAAATATATTTCGTATTCCAGGGATGTCTGTAATCTTAGTCCATGTTTCATTATTTGATAGTGAAATTATTACAGTGCCGTATGATTCGATCTCTATGAACAGTTGTAAAGATTCGATAGATGTTCTTCCAAGTCTCGATATCTCAAAAATATATAACTTATCAACTTCTCCATTTTGCACACGTTCAAATATATGTTTAAATCCATTCCTTTTCTTTGCAGGCGTTAAACTGGAAACACCTTCGTCACCGTAAATGTTTGAAGGTTCTAACCCAAGCTCACGCAGTTTACGCAATTGATTTGAAATGTTCTGTTCATCTCTTGATGTTCTGGCATAACCCAAAGACACTTTGTTTTTTTCTTCGATTACCATAACTATATTTATGGTTACCATACTATTTAAACATTGCTCAATCGTTTAAAGTAATATAAAACGGTCGTTTATGGTAATATATGACGGCTTGTATAATTGAAATATGATATAAAAAAGATATAAATCCATTCTAAACATCGGCGGTTTTATATAATATTACAATAAATCAAATACATTAATTATAATCCAAATTATTAATCTCCCCAAATACCCAACCCACACCACGTCCCACACAAAAACTCTACCCTAAACAAACAAAAAACCATACAAAACGCATAGCAAAAAATAACCGATGCCGTTTTAATGTTCAAGGAGTATAAAACAGTATAAGAAACTTAACACCCAAAATAAAATAAAAACCTTAAAATACTATGAAGAAATATTAAATGTGCCTCAGTGTACTACCCCACATTGAGACTCAAATCCTCTGAAAAACAGACCTCTTCTTCCTTAGAAAAACGAGCTGAAAAACCGCCAGGAGTTGAACGGAGCTAACGTTAAGAAACCTGGCGGTATCTCATGCAGTGTGCAAAACACTCTGCAACTACTATTTTATGTTCTACCCCTATATATTATTTTGGTATTATTTTATTATATCCTCGGATATCCATTTCTGAAGTTATAATAATATATAATTATACCGCAGCCGTTTTTAAAAAAAAGAAAGTTGAATTAATTTTTATAAGTCGGGCTGATTCCAATAATCAGGCTCTTTATCGGGAGTCTGTGGGATGAATTCAACATTATACAGACATGTCCTGCCGTCTGGTGTATCCTCCGAGGTGGTGGGATATATCTTTTGCATCGCCCTGAAACTGGTAAAAGGGATTTGAGAGCAGTGCTTATGCCAATAGAGAGGGATATCAAGGGGCATTTAATTTGTCCTCCCGGAGAGTGTCGTATCCTCCCTGGATACTGCGAGCAGTTTGTCAATTTTTGAAATAATTCCGTCGATGTTATACGGGCGGACAAACGTTGTGTTTTCATTCAGGGGGTCTGAGTCAATTTCAAACCCCTCCTCTATGACATTATCCGGGGCTGTGTCAGTCACGCGCCCGGTGAGTTGATCCCACTCCGTAATAAACGATCTTGCCAGGTCGTGCTCACTGCCTGTTATTGTGTCGAGTGAGACGAAACCACCGGTTACGGCATCATAGATGGACCATTTGTCTGACGGTTTTGAGCTGTCGACTTGCAGTCCGAGTCTGGCGTTAAGTTGATAATTTCCGGTTACTCGGCTGGGGTTGATTTTAAAATCTCTATGCTTCTCTGCCATTTCGATAAGATGATTTTCTAACATTAGTTCCATGATGTGTGCCCCCGTTATACCCATTTTAAAGCGGCAGTTGGTTTGACATCAGTGGTCTTCCTGAACTCCAGAACTTCAGGATGAGTCTCAGCGTAGGTATCAATGGCCTTGGTATCATATGATGTCCTCACAGCTCCTTTTCTGTATTTGAGCTCTACAAAATCACATTCAAAGTTTGACTGAGATTCAATTATGTAGTCCTTTGCTTTTTGGATCAAGTTCTCTGCGTATTCCTGCTGCGGTTTGATATTATCCAGTGTGTGATACGCAACTTTAAGAGTGTTTTTTAAAAGATCGTCGGTTGCGTCCTCTTGTGTTTTCCCAAAGCCCGCCGGACTAACTCCGATATTAATAAAATCTTCAAATGTTGCACACCAATCTGAACCATCTAAAAATATTTTTATCATGTTAATTAGCTCCGTTCTGGATCTGATCTAATAATTCCTCATTCTCTGTTTTCAGTCTCTCTAATTCTATTTTGAGCTGTTCAATTTCCTCGTCTTTTTCATCCAGTTCGCTCTCAAGATCACTGAGCATGTCTATTATTTTAGATATTTGCACCATTGTTATAGCTCCGTTCTTATTTTCTCCTTATCCCTAATGTTCGCTCATAATCCTCAAATCTCGACTTTATGATTTCTTTTCGGTCATCTGATCGGATTACTACACCCTCGGCTAACCCACTGTGACCATTTATGCCCGCATGTGTTGTCCTGTACGACTGTAAAAAATCATATGTTTCTTCGATGCCTGTCGGGATATCGCGCCCGTATAGGTTCCCGCAAAAGGGTACTTGTTCGAGATTGAAACGTATACAAAACTCAGACCGGCCTTCTGTGTTAAAAAACGACTGCCCGCCATTGTCTCTCCAATTTGCGATTTGTTCACGAGGCATTTTAAGAAGTGATATATATTCAATTGGGTTTATATACATCACATCAAAAACTCTAACATCGTAGGTTTTCGAGTCAGTGTACTGTTTTGTAGCCTGGAGTTTACCGCCGTACAACTCCGAAAATATTGTATAAATGCCTTTTGGGATATTGTTCTGTATATCAATAGATATTTTTTTGCAGTCGGTTAGAGAATTGTCCACGATGTCAAGGGATGGATTTATTATCCTGTCTCCTTCAGCGTGGAGCAATTCTTCCCGTGATCCGATCACGTAATCGCAATAAGATGAATTTATAAAAATCTTTCTCGTGTTTGTCCCATCTATTTTTTCAGATACGTGATATATCCTATCTGGATCGAGTGTGACTGATAATTCTGGCTGTAACCTGCCCCGGTTGCCCATTTTGTGATATGTTTTTATTTCCGGGTATTTAGTCATCGAATTTAGTTTGTTAAAATCCATTGTTATAGCTCCGTCCATATACTCTAATTTTAAAATTGACAACTGTTAAACGATCATTTAAATGATCAATTTTCCTTGAGTCCCTTTCACTCTGCAAACTTTTGAGAATCGCTGCCTTCTCGTCGATTAGATATTGTTTCCTAAGTGGGATCTCAACGCATTGCAATTTATTCACTCCCTACAAAGTAGGCCCGCCCGCTTTCAAGCATCTCAAACCATGCCCTTGAATCTACAAAATACTTCATATCCCCGGATGTAGCCGGACGATATTTACCGGTTGAGTTTTCGAGGTCTTCTGCGAGGAGGGGACGTTTTGAGAACTCCTCTATGTATAGGTTTCCTGATTTGATCAGTGCCCACATTACCCGGATACAGTGGCTCAGAATACCACCATCCCGAGATAAGCTTCTGATTTTGAATACCGCAGGCACAGAGGCAATTCCTGCCCGAATAACGTGTCATACATGATTGAGCAATGATCACAGGATAATTCGTTGCATGAGACTGTAGGGAGTATCAGAGAGGCTATTACCGGGAGTTCCATCAAGCTCTCACCTTCGTTTTACATCTTCCCTTCTTGGACGATGTGAATATTACCCATATTGAATTGAAATACATCATTGTTTTTTGTTTTCGGGCAGCCATCTTCAAAACACCCTTACCCTAAGTTTCTTTTTGATACCACATGCCCGGTATCTTCTCTCTGCAAGTCGGCGGCCAATGAGGTTTGTAGGGATCATGCGCTGATCCCTCTTAGGTATATAGTATCTACAGCGCATTTGTCGCCGTCATCAAATTTAACAAGGGTTTCGTCTTCGTTTCCCTGTAGAACAGTACCGCATGTTTTCATCTTTCTGAATTGTACTCTGGTTCCAATTTTGAAACTCATTTTCATAGCTCCGTTCTTTTTGTGAGGATCACGTTTTTCTATACTAATACTACACACTTATGACATATAAACTTTACTATTAATCGATTATTAATGGGTTGTTGGAAGATTTACAGTTGATTATCAATAGATTTATATGTGATAAAAGCATATAGGATACATATGGCAGCGATGGATAAACAGATAGTTGTCAGTGATTTTGTTGACGAGTATCTAAAAAACATGAAGGACGACGAAAGTCATTCGAACATTGATTCAGTAATAAGAACACTGATTCATGAAAGTGAAGCGTATAGAATGATGAAACCGAAGAGAAAAGCGAGGAAACAAGAATGAAAAATGAAAACAACACACTTACTGCTTGCAAGCCAGATGATCAAACTGAATACATAAACAAAATAATAGGGAACTTTGAATATATTAAAAAAGATATTAACAAAGTACAGAAATTGTTGGGTGATTCTCCACAGAATAAATTAAGAAGCTTTGAAAATATCTCGAAATCCAGATTATATGCTAAAGAGATAAGGGAATGTGCAGATTGGATTATTAAGCAGACTGTACAGCTTGAAGAAGATATAATTATATGGGGAGATTCGAGGAATGAGAATCTCACGGACTCAACCTAAAACATATGTGGTATAAATTAAAAGTTGAACGGAGCAAACAATTATGAAAGTCGCATATCTCAGAAAAGCAAACCCAGACGCCGTAAAAAGAATAACATCCTATCCGATCCAAAAGCACGGCAATCTATTTTTCGAGGGATTATTTATCTCCGCGCTGATTGCCGACCCACTCAGAATGAATCTAATAGAGGCGGTTTGAATGCCCGCTGAGGATTCTGATTTCTGGAATAATCCTGAATACTGTTTTTTCAGACCCGTTGGGTTATGTGAACATCCAGAAACAAGGGCGATGGAGAGTGTAATAAGAGAAATTGTCCATTTGAGGATGGGATATAATGACTGAAATTAGAGTTTTAGCAGTCAGGCAACCCTGGGCAAGTCTCATTGTAGAGGGTTTAAAAACAATTGAAGTGAGAAGCAAACCTACGAATATTCGTGAGAGGGTGGCGATTTATGCGAGCCGTAACTACAACAGAGAAGATTTCCTAAAGTTGCGGGAAAATCCAAATTATATTATGAGATCATGGGATTTTGGAAAGATTTTAGGAACTGTTGAAATTGTTGCTTCGTCTGGTTGCAACGATGAAGTTGAATACGCACTGAATAAAAGAGAACATTCAGCACCAGATGAGTATTTCAATGAAGGAAAAACCTATTTTTGGCATTTAAGAAGACCTGTTAAATTCGAAACACCGATTCCCTACAAACCACCAAAGGGCGCGGTTGTGTGGTCAAAAACAGAACTACCGGAGGGATATTAATGCCAGCATTTGAATTAGAAACTGAACTTTTTGATTATTATAGAAAACATGCCGGGAAACTAGGATGTAAACAGTGCTTTGACGAAAAGAAGGACGAGATTAGGGCAATGAACCGAGAGGGGGCGGACGGGGGCCCTAACTGTCTATGTAAGGTCGATACCCCCTGCCCATGTGATGACGTTGAAATAGATCTCCTCGTAGATGGGATATGTTATTGTGAGATTTTCGTGTTGGATTGCTAAGAATTTTGAAATTACCGAATGATTTTTTTGAAAACTGAACGGAGCTATTGATATGATAATTGCATTCGAAGGCGCGGACAAATTAGGAAAAACAACTCAGGCTAAATTATTGGCCGAGAAATTGAACTGTAAATATATTAAATTCCCGAATGAAGAATTATACAGTGGGAAAATAATAAGACAGATTATTAATAAAGAACTTCCATTCGAGCCGGTTTCGTTTCAAGCGTTGCAGACTATGAACCGGTTAGAAACCTTTGAAAATATCGATTTCGAACAGTTGTATATATTCGACAGATACAAACTATCCGGGGTTGTTTACGGGCTGGCTGACGGCCTCCCGGAAGAATGGATCAGAGAAGTTTGTGATTTGTTGCCGGACCCTGATTACACGATCGTTTTTACCGGCGAATCGTATGGAAAGGACTCGGATATCTACGGTGAAAAACAGTATAAGATCAGACAGTTGTATCATAATGAAATTGTTGTATATAGATATCCGTGGATTGATGTGAGTGGCCGAACCATTGAAGAGGTACATGGTGAAATTTTAAAGATGGTGGAGGGGGTATTATGACCCTCACGATAATCAAAACTTTTAGTTCAGATGATATTGATCAACTTAACGAAGAATTGTGGAGAACGATATATCAAAAGGGGAATCCTCTCGTATTCGGGAAGCAGGACGAAACTAAAGCCGCTAGAGAAGTTTTTGCAATAATTCAGTTGTATGGGAAGGCTCTTGAGAAATTATACAATGGTGAGCTTCCTAAAGGGTGGATGTTTGGGAAAGAAGCCAATAAGATTTATATTGAGATGCTGGAAGATCCTGATAGAGGAGAACAGCCTTATACTTACGGTGAACGGCTTCATGGATACACTACTTGGAGTGAAACATCTGAATATGTTTCTTACGTGGATCAGATGGATGAATGCAAGATAGAGCTTGAAGAAACTATTAAATCAGGGATTCAAAATAATAGAATTTGTGGAGTTATTTGGAATCCGCTTGATATCTTTCTGAAAAATCCGCCTTGTTTTAATTGGTTCCAGCTCCGCACATCAGAAACTAATAAAGTATCTCTCCGTGTTCTATTTAGATCACACGACTACGGAAACGCTAATTTTGCGAATTTTGGAGCCATTATAAGAGCATTCCAGGATGAAGTAATCAGGCCAGCCGGGGGAATCCTCGAAGAGTTGATTTGTGTTTCAACGTCTGCCCATTTGTATAATAATGATTTAGATATGGTTGAAAATCTCATTGGGAAAGTTCCTGAGCATATCAGGAGGCTCTTAAAATGATCCCACATCTCGAAACTCAGATACTCCACTACAAAGGGCTACGGGAAACCGGAACACAAAAACAATGCAAATGTGAGAGGTGCGGGACGTGGGGGCAGTGGCGGGGATACAGAGAGGAATTTTTAGAAGGGCGGCAGGGCCATGTTAGATGGGTATGTGCGGATTGCTTGGAGGTTGAGTGATGCCGACTGAAATTCCCACATTCGAGGACATTGTAATAAAACATCGTTTGATCCAATTTTCGAACGGAGATAAAGAAGAACTTGAAGAACTCTTAAGCATTTATTACGATGAGAAATGCACTATCAAAGTGGAAATCCCCGGCAATGAAAACAGGAAAGCTTATTCCGAGGACGAAATAGGTTTTAAACCCGTACCGATGCCGAAAAAGTCCACAAAAAAAGGAAAAGAGGAAGAATCACAGACAGGTGACTATTCATTCCAATTTTCAAATGAGACAGGCATTGAAAAACGTTTGAAAATCCGGTTTGAGAGGAAGAGCGTAGAGGATTTTTGCGGGACTGTAATAAATAATTGGGGTCGGTTTTTGGCGGAATTGGAAAGAGCCAGATTCAATCCTGAAATTGAAGATTTTAGAATAGTGGTGGAGGGCGATAGGCTTCAGGCCCTTACGTTTTTTTTCCCATATCCTAAAATATGCAAATATTGTGAGAGTATCGGGTACAGGATGGAAAATAAAAAAAGGAAGTATTATTGTCGGATAACCGGAAAGGATGTAAATTACAATTCGAATTGTAGGCAGTTGAGAGTCAAGAAGCGGAGTCCAAAACAGATCGCTCAACTGATATCATTCAAAAGAAAGAAAATCGGGCTGATCGAGGCGATGGGCTTTCCTATTGAATGGTGTGGGAGCCGGGGGGAGGCAGCGACCCACATAAATGTGGCGGTGAAACAGTATTTTATAGTTCATTATGAGGAGATTTTAGGTTTGAATGCGGGTTTTAAGTTGGTTGGGGAGGATAAGGACACTTTGACTTTTAAGGCGGATGGGACTATATTTCGGGTGTTGAAAACAGCAGTGGACGTCCTAGCATGAAAGGCAAAAACCACGAAAGAGCCGGCCTCATTTTTCTCTTTTTTTCTTCTATTTTTTTGGCTGCACAGCATTCTATTCGAGTAGTGCTCATATGGGCTGTGTTTGTTTATATTTTTACAAAGTATATAACCCCGGATCTCGACACGAATTCAAGATCACGAAAACGACTCGGCGCGCTTGGGTGGGTAATAGACAGGTGCTTTGGACATCGGGGCTGGCTGCATAGATACTGGTTATGGCCTTTATTGTTCATTCCTTTGTATTTGGCGTTCGGGTGGGTATCCCTTGGCGGGCTGTCTGCTGTTTATTTGCATCTGATTTGTGATGGGTTGAGTCCGTTTTAATTTTTTTGTTTGTTTATTTGCGTTAAGTATATATAGTATCGATGTGTAGTTAGTAACTAGAAGCACATTACAAGGACTGACACATAAGAGGGTTTGAAACATGCAGAAAATTGAAAGAGATACAATTCACAGAATCGCCGATGAACTCACTATAAGAAAATACGATTCCGCAGTCGAGCTTTCAAAGAGTTACTATTTTAGCAAGTGGGCTTCTGAATTCTCCCAGGGAGACGAAGATATAGAACAGAGGCTCTTTGATGAGAATGATGAAATTACTAAATTTGTGTACAAATTGGCAAAAAAATACGGGATTGAAATAGAAGAATGAGGAGTTGAAAAGAAAATGAACCACAGGGAACTGCATAAAAAAGTCAGAGCCATGAAAAACACTAAACTTGTCGAAAGAAACGAAGAACTGTATGGATTAATCATAAAACTTGTAGTTGATGTAGTCGAAGAAAAGGACGATGCCGGTAGGAAAGAACATTTAGAAAAAGACCTTGAAGAATATAGGACATGTGAAAATGCGAGGGGGAATTGAATAAATGAAACCTAGAGAATATCCACTTCATAAAACGAAACCTAGAAACATTACTATAAAAAATGTAATTGCTGAAACGGCTGGGAAAATAACTGAGAGAGGTTTTGTTTATGTAACAACTGATCCCGATTTGATCGGAAAGAAGGTTACTATCCTAATTGAAGAGTTTTAATTTTTTTCTTCTTTTTATTTGCGTTAAGTATTTATAGTTTCGATGTATATTTAGTATATAGAGGTACGATAAAATGGCAACAAAAGACAAAAAAATCCAAGCTGCAATAAAAAGCGCAAAAAGCAAAAATGAAGTTTACCAAATCCTGGAACATTTCAGACTCCCCGCCAGTGAAGAACGGAAAATAGTAAATGCCTGGCAGAATGTGCAAGAAATGCTTATAAGACATGAACAGGGGGCTTATTATACCCCCTCAACCCAGGCGGTGGCCTGAATGGTGACTCGAAAGGAGGCTAGAATGTGGGGGTGTTTGAACTGCACGAAGGATGTTTTTGTGGCAGTGGAGATATGTCAGGCTTTCGGGCTTGGGAAGGAAGAAGAGGAGAGAGCTCTGAGCTTGTGGGATAGTAAGAGGAGAATTGTGAGGAATTCAAGGAGGGCTGTAGTTTGAAATCGTGTGGTGGTTGCCTTCATTGGGTCCGGGTTGATGTCCCTGAGCAAATAATGGGGTACTGTCCGAAGCAGGGAAAGAGACGGCATCGGGATGGGGATTGTGATAAGTACGAGGTGCGTTTAGAATGACTGAATGCGAAGGTGACTGTGAAAACTGCCCTTATGGGCTTCAAAGCCAGATGGAATGTCAGGATTTATATGAGGAATGGTTAGCGGAACGAAGGAAACTATAAACGAATATGAATAACTGTCCTTTTTGTGATGATTCCTGGTTTTTTCATTCGGGGGAGGTATGTGTTTTCATTTATACATTTTTATTTTATTTTTTCGATGGTTAGGAAGTTTTATATACACGGTGGTACATAGTAAGTACTGTAATGGTACAGTGTACCGGTGGAAAGGTGAAAGAATGTCGAGATCTGAAAAGAAAACAATAACCGTAGATAAAGAAGACCACGAAAAAATAAGATCCATTGCTCTCAGAAATGGAATGGATATCAAGGATATGGTAATCTTCACATTTAAAAAAACGTTTCCTGGTGATTTTCCCGAAAAGGTTATTGCATAAATTATAGTATATACTATAATAATTAATTATAGTAAGTACTATAAAAAATAAATATTCAAATAACGTTGGAACGGAGCTAATAAAATGGGAATAGACGAAGTTAACAGCACCCGTGGAAGAAAGAAAAAGAACACCGGGCGCGAAACACAACATGCGATATATATTGATCCGGATGTATGGGAAGCGGCTGGCCATCTGCCGGAATCCAGACCCGATATCATCAGGCAAGCTTTTCTTGATAAAATTTCTTATTACCAGAGTGACCTCCCTAAATTAAAGTGGCAATTGGAGGACGTTCGGAAACAGATTCAATCGTTTTTAGCTACAGAGGCAGTTATAGTTTCTCGGATTGAACAACTCGAATCGAAAGCCATTTTTGATGTAAGTGAACGAGAGAAAGACGCCGAGTTGAAGGAAACTGCGATAAAGGAAACCCTAACGATGTGCAGGGCGTTCAAAAAGAGCATGGGTTATCATCATTATTCGAAACTATCCGAGTTGTCAGGGTTTGAGGCCGCCAGGATAGAGGTTTTTTTGAAGGATTCGAAGTTCAGGCCATCCGAAGAGGCAGTGCGTGTTTTTTATACGGGGTGAGCTGATGGACAACTACCACGACACAAAAGAAAAACTCAAAACTTTTTTTAGTCCTGGTGCATATGTTAACACGGGCAAAAACTGTAAAGATTTGAAAGCGAAGCAGTATTGGGACGACCTGCTGGCTTTAAGTTCGAAATACCCATATGAAAAAAGTTTATATGTTGAATACAGGCACATTGAATATTTTAATAGAGAAATAGCTGACCGTTTGATATCAGCCCCGGATGAGTGGTTCGTGGCTGCAACTGATGCTATAGCTGAGATGTCTTTTCCTACGGTGGATATGCCTAATATAAATGTCCGTGTTATTGGGTTGCCTCTTGATTTCGAAGTCGGGATATCAAAACTGAGGGGGGGACATTTGGATCGTTTCTTGGCTATCCGGTGTGTAATTTCAAAGGCTTCTGAAGTGCGCCCTGGTTATGAAGTGGCTGCTTACCAGTGCATGAGGTGCGGGCATGTTACAAAAGTTGAACAGTTGAAATACACTGACATGCGGCAAGAGCCGTATTCAGGCTGTGAAAATGACACATGCGGGAAGAAGGGCCCTTATAAAATATCAGAAGAAGAGTCTGTAAAATTTGATCACCAGTATTTGAAAATCCAGGAACCAATCGAAAACCTCCGAGGTAAACAACCTGAATTTCTTAATGTATCATGCGCCGATGAAATAGCTGGAAGGTCGAACCCGGGTGATAAAGTAATCATAACTGGAATTTTAAAGGGGAAGCCAAAGACTGTAAAAGAGGGGGTAACTAAATATCTGGATTTCGTTTTTGTTGCCAATTCCATTGAAAAATCTGATACTGATTATGAAAATCTTGAGATCCTGCCTGAAGAGGAAGCGCAGTTCAGACAGTGGGCAAGTGAGGGAGTATTAAAAGAAAAAATATTGAGGTCCATAGCTCCTACGATATTTGGTCTGGAAGAAGTCAAATTGGGTTTGGCCCTGCAGATGGTCGGTGGTGTGCCAATTGATTTCGAAGACGGGACACGGAAAAGAGGAGATATCCATATAATGTTAGTCGGTGATCCCGGCGTAGCAAAAAGTCAGTTATTAGAGTTCATTGCTAAGTATTCCCCGCGCGCCGTTAGTTTTTCAGGAAAATCAACCAGTGAGGCGGGCCTAACAGGTGGGGCCGTGAAAGATGAATTAGATGGTAAATGGTGGATTCAGCCGGGAGCCCTAACGCTTGCAGACGGTGGTGTATGTTGCGCTGACGAACTTGATAAGATGAAGACGGGGCAATTAGGATCAATCCACGAAGCACTTGAGCAACAGATGGTCCATATTAATAAAGTTGTTAAGGCTGACCTGTGGACCCGGACTGCTTTCTTAGGAGCTGCAAATCCCAAATACGGGCGTTATGATAAATATACTCCAATAGCGGAACAGATCACACACGGAGATGCATTTATTTCGAGGATGGACTTGCTTTTTGTCCTGCTTGATACTCCGAATGAAGCGACGGATAGGAGGCTCGCAAAGCATATTTTAGGGACTCTACGCGGGAAGGCAGACATATCAGAGCCGGGGATGAATCTTGAGCTTCTTAGGAAGTGTGTGGCTTATATTAAAACTCATGTGTTCCCGGTACTTACGGACGAATCCGAGGAAATGATAATTAACTTCTTTGTAGGGACCCGGGTTGCAGCTAATGGACGGACTGACACTGTTCCAATTACCGCGAGAACACTTGAAGCAGCTTTCCGGCTTGCGACTGCAAACGCCAGGATGAGACTATCAGATACTATAACTGAAGAAGACGCCGAAGCTGCTGTGAAATTATTATACTCTAATTTAAGGAGTGTGGGAATTGACCCGGAAACGGGGGAACTGGACGCAAACGTTATCGCGTGCGGGACTTCCATGAGTCAAGCGAAAAAACTCAGGAAATTATGTACTATAATTAAATCACTTTCCGAGAGAGACACGGCGAAATATCAGGCTGCTCGAAAAGAGGAAATTATAGATAAGTGCATTGGAGAAGGGATTAAAGAACCTGAGAATTTGCTCAAAAAACTGAAGCAGCAGGGAGACATCTTCAGCCCGGAAGAAGGATATTATAAAGTCATGTAAGGTACATTTCCAGTGGAGTTATATTATATTATATTACATTGCTTTCTAATTAATTATAGTTATAGGTATTACTATAATTAATTAATATACATCCTATAGATAGTGTTTTTTCACTTAATTTTTTTCTTTAGTAAGTTGAGTACATTAATTATAGTATGTACTATAATCAATTAAAAACCGATGAACGGAGCTACAATATGTATAGAAATCATGGAAAACACAATCCTGAAAAATACTATAATAAATGTGAGTTTACCGAATCTTTTACGAAAATCCCGGCTTTTGTCATAGTCTGCAATGCTGACGGTCCAATCAAGGAGGACGAACATGCAACTCTCTGATTCTGTATCCCTCCTCCTGCCTGTCCCTTCCCGCGATCCAGTCACATTCACGGAACCCCCACAAGATCCTGAATTCTTCCTGGATCTAAAAAAACACTTAAACAAACAACCGGACGCAATCAAAGAACGAATCGAATTTCATAAGAAATATCCATTCTGGTCCATATATCGAGTGCGGGATGAATTCGCTAAATCCTACTCGGAAACATATCTCAACGATGTGATGCATTTTGCTCGCTCAAATCCTCATATGAACGCAGTAGAAGCGGCTCAGGCGTTTTGTTCGAAGTACAGGGGGTATCTTATTGTTTATGGCGTTGAACTCACAGAAAGAGCGTTCACGAGGTTGTAATAATGATTCTTAAAGCCCTTCTAAAACTCCTTAAAATAATAATCCTCCATCCAAGACGCTGTGAAAACTGCCAATATTGGAGATCACCGAAGTGTTCACAGCCGTTATACTATAACGTGGTCCCCCTCTCAAAGTGCGGCAAGTGGGCACGGAGAAGCCGCTGAGTTAATTTTTACTTGAAAATGGTATGAATGTATTCGGGGTTATTTGATACGGTTAAAACAGCTTAGAATCAATATTACTTTTATTTGAGTTCATTACGTAATTGTATTTATATGATTACAGTAAGTTATTTATAGTATTACGTAGTAGTATTAGTATAGAGGTTGAAACAGATGGACTACAACGCAACAATGGAAAATGAGATTGTATTGAATGAAGAACTTAGAAATTATGCTTGCACTGCTCAACAGAAACACATGACGATTGATATAAAAATAAACGGGCGGTGGAATATGGGGCACGCCTGTATAACTGATAAACTAATACAGTTTAATTATTCAGCAGGGGGCAAGCATCATTTCTTTACCCCTGAAGGATTCGAGCAGTTTCTTATCAAAATCCCCTCACCTGAATCAATAGAAAGGACGAACTTTAATATTTTTCACAGCAGTAAGAAGACAACGGGGCAGCTTCTAAGATGCTCTTCTTATTAATTCTTTTTTTGTCTTAGAGGAACTTGATAAACTATTAAAACATGAGGTTAATAATGAATAATATTTGGAGAATACTGAGTGCAACTGGCACGGGTATAAGTTTTCAACCAAAAAATTTGATGGAATGTGGATCAATTAGATGCATTGACTGCATATATTTTGATATGTGGAGCGAAGAACTACACAAATGCACTTCATATCTTAAGTTTCTAAACGAGGTTAAATAAAATGGTTCCACCGCTAACCGAAAAACACACCCTCAAAAAAGGCTATCTCTCGTTCCATGCAACAAAACAAGAACCTCTTATCTACTTCACCGCAAAAGCAGGAAGTAGAGGTAACATTGGTATGGGTTCATTGAACGAGGGAGAAGAATTTATTATAATTCCGGTGAAATATTTAGGTACAGAATAATCCTCGTAAAAAGAACGGAGCTAAAACAATGTCCATAGAATCAATAACCAAATTTAGAAACTTACTCCAAGACGGCATCGACTTTAGAGAGAAAATACTCTTTCCAAAAAACCCAATAATGGAAATCTCACAGAGTATCAACGACCAGGAAGTTACGCGAAGAGAACAGGCCCTCCTAAAGTGTATCCTCGCGCAGTTTGATAAAACATTCACGGTGGAAGAATGACATCTAAATTCTGCCCATGCTGCAAGAAAACACTCGATCTCAATCTCTTCGGGGTCCGCAACGAAAAGCCCTCACCCTATTGTCTATCATGCACCCGGATAAAAACAAAAGCCAGATACCACCGAGACTTCAAAAAAATAGCAGCCCGGAAACATGCTAAATACGTCCTTAATCACCCCATAAAAAAAACACACGTGTATATACCTCTCAAAATGCATCCACCACTCGGCACAGTCCTTAAGAGATGCGAAAAATGCCATACCACATTGTATGTATGTCCAGAATCTAAAAATGAAACCTGCGGGAAATGCGGGGCATCCTATGATGTCAAAAAAACATTAAGCGATACTAGGAGAACGAGGGGCGGGTTTAAATTGGTTCCATCTGAGCCCGTGAGAGCTCTTTATATTCCCGAGGTCTTGACTTACATCCAGGCGAAGGGAGAAACCTACATTACTCAGATATCGAACCATTTCGGACGGCCACGGTCCACGGTGAGAAATTATATTCGAGTGATGGAAACAGAAGGGTTAGTATCCATCGAAATGAACGGAGGGTATGCTAATATTCGGTTGACCAGTAGGGGGGTTTCCGAGTTATCGGCTTGATTTTTTTAGCAAAAAAATAAATACAGTTAACGCGTTTTATATATTAATTACTTTTTTTTTAAAACAGGTAATCATATGGCATACCAGAAAAAACCCCGGAAGATCCCTTCGAATTCTGTTAATTCCGGTATTTTCAAATGGACCCCAAAACGTAAAAAAGCCGCAAAACTGTTATCAGACGGCACTAAAAATTATACAGAAGTTTGTGAAGAAGTCGGAATTAACGCCGATACTCTTTTAGAATGGCGTAAACATCGTGAATTTTGGCAAGAAGTAGATAAATGCACTTTTGAAAATGAACAGGTGACAACTGCCTCCATTATCAGAGTAGTTTTAAAATCACTTCGAATAAAAGAATGTTATGTTTCTGATGACCGCAGTACTCATTTAGACTATCTTAAGTTTCTCAAAGATATTTTACCAGAGGACACTAAAGAAGACGACGATAAATTAAAAGAACTCGCAGATGCTATCATGAACAGCGCAAAGATGATAGGTAAGTAACATGGCATTCAAACCTGGAATCTTTTCTGAAAAACAGATTGATGTGATGGCAAACTGTGACATGGGTATAAATTCTTTAGTAGGGTCCGTCAGATCTGGTAAAACAATCGCATCGCTCCTTGCGTTTTTAATTCGCATAATGGAATACCCCGAATGTAACATAATGCTGATAGGGAAATCAGATAAAACGTTATATAGGAACGTCCTGATGCCCCTAAAGGACATCGTAAGACCATCTAATTTTAAGTACAATCGAATGACAGGTGAAGGCGTCCTCTATAAAAAATACAATTTTTACACGGCTGGGGCATATGATGAAAAATCCCTTGAAAAAATCCAGGGTATTACACTCGCGCTGGCATACGGTGATGAAGTCACCACATGGCCGGAATCGTTCTTCCAGATGTTGTTATCTCGGTTGTCAGAGAATAACGCGAAGTTCATTGGAACCATGAATCCAGGGGGGCCCTACCACTGGTATAAAGTAAATTTCCTCGATAGACAGGATAGAATATCCTTACGAAATTGGAATTTTTTAATAGAAGAAAATAAGAACCTGTCTCCGGAATATGTTACAAAGTTGAAACAATATTATACAGGCGTTTTTTATAAAAGATACATATTGGGCATGTGGGTCCTCGCGGAAGGCGCAATTTATGACATGTTCTCGGAAGAAAAACACGTTGAAACAGTCAGGCAGGACGTTTGGGCCTCGTGTCTCTCCAAATATGTTTCAATAGACTACGGCACTAGCAACCCCTGTGTTTTTCAATTATGGGGCCACAACAACAATAAACGATACCTAAAAAAGGAATATTACTACGACTCAAAAGAACACGGCAGGCAGAAAACAGACGCAGAATACGCCTCCGATCTTGTTAATTTCATCGGAAATGAAATGATCCAAAGCGTGATAGTGGACCCGTCGGCAGCTTCCTTCAAGGTGGAACTCAATAATAGGGGACTATGTGTCGAAGATGCCGACAACGACGTCCTTGACGGAATTAGAGAAGTATCTACTGAGCTATCCCAGGATAAAATACAGATTGATCCATCCTGCGTGAACACCATAAAAGAATTCTCCGGGTATGTTTGGGATACAAAAGCAGGGGAACGGGGAGAAGACAAACCGTTAAAACAGTCCGACCACGGGATGGATAGCTTGAGATATTATATAAAGTCGGTTAAAATGTATAACTTCGGTATGGATTCTCGACAAGAGGAAGTAGGTTATGGTTATTCCGAGTACACAGATGAAATCTATAACAACTATTGAAAACGTTTTTATCCGATGACATCAATATAATTCTAGAGTAGTCTCCCACATTTCTTAAAAAAACGAATATCCCCCCGGGGCAGTTTTTCAAGGACTGCCCTTCTTTTCTCTTTTATATTCTGATATCCATCAACTGTTTTATATTACTTAGTACCGGATATTTCCACCCATACCCCATAATTTCAATATCCACGAGTTCATCGAACAGGTCACGGGACTGTTCAGGGGTGAGAGTTAATTTGTGGGAGGTCGAAAGGACGAGTTTCATTGTTTATTCACCGCCGTTCAAATATTCAGCAATCGTTTTAATGGTCTTAGCCTGCACGTCCTGGGCTCGCGCGTAGTCCACAAATAATCCAGATAATTCTTTCATTTGTCCTTCGATGCCATTCAGTTCACGTTCTAATGTTTCAACTCTTTTGAGCAGCTCTCTATCGTTTCCGAACATTTTTTAATTCCCCCGATGCATTCTTTTTAACCTTTTCCACGATCAGCCCAGCCGGAACAGTATAAACAATTGTCCCATTTGAATTATCAATGAGTGCATATCCTGTCTTCGTTTCTTTGATATAATCGGCTTTTATTTCATCTATAAAAATTTTGGACCCAATGTTTATAATGTCAGTGTGTGTTGCAACAAGGGATACTTTGAATATTGACATTTTTTTTATTCCCCCTTCTTCCCAAGTTCTCTTAATACATCCCGCATAATCCCATTCATAACCTCTTTAGCCTCCTCGGAAACGTCAGGAACATAAAACGCAAATGCTACAGGGTGATCGTGAATATTTGATTTATCACCTATTTTTATAAGTTCTCCACCATGTTCTTTTACAATTTTACTGTCGTTGGTTACTTTTATAATATCCATGTTTTTATTCCTCCTCATCTTCCTTATTCAACTGCTTCGATATTCATCACTACGCACATATACTGAAATGGGTTATCGTACCTGCAAGCCATTAATACTTCTTCTTCTTTCGGAACTTTCCCATTGACGCACTTATCAATTGCTTCGCAGATGTTACATGAACACATTGTTTAAGCCCTCATAATAGCCGACGAAACCGAATCAAGCTCAACTCTCTTCCCACATGACGGGCATTCTCGCGCCCAGGTGTCGGCAGTTACTTTTGTGTTTCCTTCTACTGTTATTATTTGTCGTGTCCCGCATTTGCATGGGTAGTACATGTTGTATAGGCTCATTTTGATCCCTTCTTTCTTTTACATTCCGCAAGTTCCTTTTTTAATAACATATTCTCTTTTTCAAGATCAGCGTTCCTCTTTTTTAAACATTCATTCTCTGACTTCTCGCTTTTTAATAAATCGTTTTCTGCTACAATGATCCGAATCATCCCGTCGTCTGTTGGATTTCCATATTCTTCCCCCCGTTTACGGAGGTCATTAACTGTATATTCATTTACTCTAATCTGTTTTAATGACATAGCTACCTATACACATTCATTACATATAAATGTTACTATCTGTAACTAACGGCGTTACTGTTGGTAACAAACTATAAATATAACTTATGCGTATATAGGAGTAGGTTAGGGGCGTAATGCCCTGCTACAGTAAGAAAGGAGTATTGAAAATGTGCAATCATGTTTTAGGTTTCGGAAATCCAGTTCAATTAGCCTGTAAACTATGCGGAGAATTGGCTACAAAAAATTACAATTCTGGATTATACAGATGTCTAAATAAAGACTGTTCTAATTATAAATTTAGTGACGGGACGCGAATTAAAAACCAGTTGAATAATTTTGAATGGAGAGATTATAAAGAAACCGAGGGTGTGGAATAAAATGATCCAAGAAACACAAGAATTCAGCATCAAACTTGAACAGTTAAGCAGACTTGCAAATAAAATAATCTACAACGAAACAACACCTGAAAACCTGAGAGAATTGGCGAAGCAGGCGGTTGTTATGGCGGAAATGTTGGAAATGGAGTGATTTAAAAATGACCTCACGAACAAAACAAGTAACATTCACACTAACCGAGAGACAAACTGAATTAGTATATATAGCACTACACAATGAAATTTGTGAATACCAAGACAACCCGGACAAGGCATGGCAGAATAAAAGCAAAGATCAAGATGATAGGAGAGCGGCATTAAAAATACTACATGAGGTATTGCCGAGAGGGTACCATAAGACGGAGGATTAAAAGTGACTGAAATATACAGAAGAACTCGCAGATACAAATCAAGAAGCCTGTTCAGGATGTGGAACGCATGAGTCATTATGGAAACGATGCCATCTATCTGCTACTGTTTGCAATATTATTGCAGCTTCGTGGGATATTAGATAATACTGGATTCATGGGATTCTTAGTGTTTTCAGTATTTGCAATAATACTATCTTTTTGGGAGAAATAAAAATGAATCCAATACGAAAACTAAAACAACTAATCGGCTCAACTTTTGGCTCATTATGGGTATGTATGATAGTTATTGCGGGAGTTGTGTTTTTGATAGTTAAGCGGATGATGAGAAAATGATGTTTGAGTTACCTGAAATATACGGGCAGATGTGTGTTATTGCGTCCTTGTTATGGTTTGTCGGGTTTATAATTACACTTTATTCATTTTATTGGATACGGAAAAATGAAAAGAATGGGGTGAGTAGAGGAAAATGACTGAAGAACAAATGACATATAAAAACATCGATGGGAATATATTAAAATTTATATATTACATAATACTGCCTCCTGCTCTTGTATGTGCTTTGATCGTGATGAACAAAATATTAACGTGGTTGTGTTTCTTGGTTATTGAGAGGATCTGATGAGAAAATGATAAGAATATGTCTACTCCTCATGATGATATTAGTTTCAATTATGATGCTTATGTCATTAATCGCGGGCAATGGATACATGTTAGTTTCATTGGTTTTTGCAGGGTTTGTTTGTTTACTTTTTATGTTTTCAGGGAGAAGATAACAGGAGTTAAAATCATGTTTAAATTTCAAAAGAGGGAATATTTGTATATCTCAATAGGCATCATTGCATCTATTATGGCTCTTATCCTAAGAAGTGCATACACACTTGATCCTCAGGACACTGGATTTGTAGCTTTTGTAATTACACTTGTTTCTTATAATTTGTTGGTTGGGAAGTTGGTTAGAAAATGACTGCTCATATAAACTTCAAAGAGAGACTAAGAAAACATGCTGAGTTTATATACTTCACTTATGTTTCATTCCTACTGATCTTGCTATTTCTCGTTATTCAGGGGTGCTTTTTAGGCATGGGTGACATCGTGGGATATATTGGGGTCGTGGGGTCTTTGGTTGTGGAGTATTATATATTAAGATATTTAATAAAAAATAGGAAACATGGAGGGTTGTAAATGACTGAATTAGCATTTGAAAGTACGAACCTTATTGATTTTACCAATGTGTCTACAACTGCCCGTGTTTTGGGTAGTATGCCATTGACAACGATGGTGATCATTTCTTTATGTATAGGAATAATATTAGGATGTGTAGTTTTCAAATTAATGAGATGAGATTTAAAAGAAAAAAGAAGTGGAAAAACGGTTTAACTTAATTCCGCTTTTCGTTATATTAATATTTTTATAAAAATCAAAACGGTATTTTAAAAACGCATTTCCTTAAACTAAAAAGAAAGTTGAAATCATCTGATTTTTAAAAGAAAAAAGAAAGTCAATTTTCTAAAAGAAAAAAGAAAAAGATTAAATCAAATTCTTCTTTTCTTCCATTATTCCAATCATTTCCTGAAATTCCTGTGAATCTTTTCCATGATTAGAATAAGCGTTTGTAACGTCTATAGCAGCGTTAAGATAAGCAATATAGGCAACGTTAACCTCCGCTTCCACTGCATTACCATCTTTGTATTGTTTTGCGTAGAATCTTTCATCCAGGATATATTCTCTAGCGTCAAATGCAGAAATATACCCAGCTTGCATATTATTAATAACATTTAATACGTTTGTTGCATCGTCCTGCCGAAAGTTAAGTTTTTCTTCGTGCGTTTCTCCGGATAAGCTCTGGTCTACATCGTTGTTCAAAATATAAGGTGCAGATATAGCACCCGTGCTTATCACTCCAAGCACAGCCAATACAGTATAAATTAATTTTGGGTCTAGCCCTGTAATCATTTCGCTCAATTTTTCACCACCGGGATAAATACTCTAAAACCGTAAACGTCTTTTGTATCTCCGATCCATATTACACCATTTTCTGAGATCTTAGGTCTCTTGTGTTTGTTTTCCCCTCTTTCTTTCCTATATTCAATCCAATCCATTTTATGAAACATTTTATAATTATTACATTCATCTGTTCGCCCGTTGTCTATTACCTGAAGAAATACGATTGCATCCTTATTACCCTGACTTCTACCGACTCCTATTCTTTTCTCATCTATTATATGGCACTCTATTTCCTCCCAGTTGTCAGTATCAATTGTATGATACTCACCAACTGCATTAGAGTCATTATACTTAGAAGTTTTATTCTTCATTAGATCACTTGAAACATTATTCTGTTGTGTTCGGTTATAAGCGTTTGCAACATCCCCACAGTCCACGGGCACACTCACCAATCCGTCAATACTCACAGCGGAAGAGGAAAAAGAAAAAAGAAAACTCACTCACACACCCCCTCAGTAAGAGTACCATTTGCAGCGGCGACTTCTCCGGGCTTTAAATTTGTTCTAGTCGGGTTAATAGTCCCGTCCTGAGCAAAACAGGACTCCTCCTGCTCAGAATCGTCTTCGGTTTGTGCCTCGATTTCATCCTCTTTTTGCAATCTTTCCAGTTCTTTTTTAACATCAAATTCTGGAATTTCTATCTTAAATGATTGAATAAATTCTCCAAGTTTTGCGCCGCGTGTAACGCAGAAATCCTCCCCGATTGCGCTTTTAACTTTTGTTTCGTTTACTGCTGCCCGGACATCGGATTCGTTTTTCTGTTGACAGACGCATCTCCAGATATCACAGTGTTTGAGATGGTTGTTTTTCTGTGTCCTTAACCTTCCTATACTCCTACTTCCTGGGTGAGCATATTCTAAGCCTAGTCGTTTACCGGTAGGGGTAATGCAAGTAACATCCGGGTCCTCTTCGCCTCCCTGGTCGCCCCATGTATTGATTACTACATCCCTGCATCCAACAATAATACATTCTCCACCCATCAGACATTTTGTAACCCAATGGTCTTTACTTTCCCCGTTAATCAGATCGAGATTTGCAATATCATTTGATAGATAATTAACTTTTGAAAGGTAATCTGTGGCAGGGCTGATCTTAGGGTTTATTGTAAATCCTTTGAGTTCAATGTTTTTCTGTTTCTTAATCCAGTTTTTATTTAGCACTCCAAATGTATCTACAATATACTTTAAACCGGGGTGAATTAGCTCATACTCTGGATCAAAATAGTCCTTCCTTGATACTGGTATTTCGTTTTCTTCGTCGTCTTCTGAAACCTCTGGGGCATCCTCTCCAAAGAATACTTTTCTTTCGGTGGCAAGTGGAATAACTCTTCCTGGTACTCTCTTCTGACCGTAGAAATAGAACCTGCCTTTTCCAGATCTGGATAGATATTTCCTATCTTCATCATCAATTGGGAACTCTCCTGCAAGCTCGTCTATGTCTGCGGGCTTCATCCCACACATGAAGATAATTGACGCACAATTGCTTTTTACTACTGGCAAGATGGGTTTCATACCTTTCATGTCCTGACCAATTAGCAGAAGACTATTTCCAGAGGACATGAATTCTCTGTTAAGTGATGGCAAATATTCCTGCATACCTGGGTTTTTGAGAATTTTTGGAGCTTCGTCGAATGCTATAATGTACCTGCCTTTCTTGACTAAAGCCTCTTTTGAGCCTACTTTGATCTTAGAATTGATGTAACTTACTAAGAGAACAGTTATGGCATCCTGATATTTTTCTGGAATGTCTGAAAGATCGACTACCGTATATTTATTCGAGACATCGAATTCTTCTTCATTTTCCTCAAGCTCTTCATCCATCCAATGTAGGGACTCACCCTTTTCAAAATCTACAAGATAACCGAGTAATGCTTTAAGAGAAGACCTCATCTGCTTATGTTCAGGATCTTCATCGGTAGACCATTCTTTAATCAATTGTGCATAATCCTGTATACGGGGAACTGATGTTTGATCTTTCCATTTTTCTGGGTTTGTAGGGTTTTTATCTTCGTCAAGATATCCTTCTCTGATGTAAAACCCGGTCAATGATTTCTTACAAGCTTTTTGCATAGGAGAACTAAACGCGGACCCGATCAGCATATAGAAGAAATATAGTGCCGTTTCTTTTGCTTTTATGTATGCTGAATACATGGCATCTGTATTATCCCCATGTAAAATAGGGTCCCATGTGATTTTAAGCGGTCTTAGCCCCCTTCCTTTAGGACCCACATTTATTAAATTCCCTTCAAGTGCTTTAATAAAGTTTACTGCATCCGTCCCGAAATCCTGTTTAGGTGAGATATACCAAAATCCAATATTAAGAGCAACAGCGTTTTTTAACAAATTTAAGACAAGTGTGGTTTTTCCCTGCCCCGAACTTCCCAAACATGCAAGGTTTGCGTTCTCGGCAAGTGGGCTTTCAGGGTCCCAAAACAAAGGAATTCCAGCGTCTTTACCTTCATCAAGATAACCGAGGTGTATTCCCTTTTCATCTATCGTTTTTATAGGGGTTCTTCCAGGCCAAAAAGCAGCAGCAGTATTAGAAAGAACTGTAATCATGTGTTCTCTCATGATTTCATTTGATGGGATTAGGGCTTTTAAAGCCCTGACTTGCCCACCAAAACATGAATCAGTATTAATTCCTGAGCTTTTGAATTCGGTCTGAGTTTCCGCGATGGTGTAAGCAGTATCATCTTCTGTAGGAGTGCTAATACCTGCAACAACCAACTGTTTTAATATAGAATGTTCTCCCTTATAGGACTGAGCAAAGAATGATCTCAGGTCGTCTTCCTGCCAGTCGTAGACATCCGATGAGTTCCCGCTCTGGTTTAATTCTACTTTCCTGGCAGTTTGTATTTTCTTCTTTTCGTTTTTGTTCTCTCGATTTATTTCTTCATTGCTAGGTTTATATATGATCTGAGTTACTGTGAAATCGACGTGCTTCTCTTTTGCAATTTCATACATTTTATCAATTGCTTGGAGATCAGCACTGTATTTTATTGCTGTCTGGGTGGGATCTACCTCGTCGGATACTGCTATCGTGAATAAATCCATGTCCTGAAATTCATTTATTTTTACTCCTAGCCCGTCAGGAGTAGCCTGGATCTTCCCAGGACAACACTGTAACGCGGACATTGACAGCATTATTCTCTCAGCTTCCCCTTTATTGAATCTCTCCCACTCATCAAGGACGTTTTCGTATAACTCAAGGAAGGAGCCTTTACAGGCTTCAAAAAGGTATTTTTTCAATCTCTTAGATAATATCTTCATCTTCAAATCTCCCGTCTCTTGAATCGTGATAGTTGTAAGTTATGACACTATGGAATACTTTGTGAATCTGCCATGCCCATTTAAGCCGCTTGTGTTTTATTTTGTTATCCTTCAAAGCTCTTGAGATGTTCTTTGAAGCTATTTTCAGGTTCTGGATAGCTACTTTTTTTGAAGCTGTGTATGGTAGGTAATACACTAGATAATTTCCATAAGTTTTTATGTTGGCAGTCTCGATGAATTTCTGATGTTCATATAATGACTGCCTGACGATGGATGGCATCCCTTCTTTATTCAGTTCGATTTTTATAGGCTCTGCATAGTCTTTAAGGTCATTTCTTATTGTCAATGTTGATTTCAATACAGACTGATCCATCAATCCGGTGAACATCTTTTCCACGGATTGCAGGAAAGGAACGATTTTGTCAGGTTTGAACGCCTGCAATTCATAGAATATAGCCCAATTGTTAGGTCTTTTTTTGCTGTGGAAATACTCTACGAATCCAAGAAAGTGTATCTTTTTTATATTGCTAACATCTCTTACTTTTTTAAGTCCTTTCTCAGAAAACTTCTCTATTGTGTCTTCCCCGGATTGCATCAACATCAGGAATCTTATGTATCTCTCGAATTTGTATAACCTCGCTGAACTTCTGCCGATGTAGAGGAAGACTAAAGCTTCTATAATGGTCTGAGCTAAAACAATTTTATTTGTAAGGTGATAACCTACCGTCCGGCTGCCCACAAGCAGAGTAATACTTAACAGGAAAAGAAGAAACAGCAATAAGTATTGCTGATTTTTCCTCATACTGTAAAAAGTGACATCGATTTTTCGCGTCACTGTCAATGGAGTTGAATCTTGAGTCACCATAACCCCTTCGTGTATTTTATAATTCTAGCTGCTCTGAGTATTACCCCAAGCAAAAACCCGCATAGGATCTCAATTATAGCCATAACAATTGGCCACAGTAATGCAACTGCAACAGTAATCACACTTGCATAAAGTACCATTCTCATATTTGATTCTGCAATTCCCGTTAAATCGAATGTGGCTATTACCTTACCCATCATTGTATCTGTTTGAGGGTAAGTTTCTGCAATGTTTTTGATTGCTATATTCGAGTACCACAAAACCAGTGGGCGCATAAAAACCGCAGACAGAAACCATGCAGCTAATATTTTCGCTATATACTCGGAATAAAACATTGCTAAACAAAACATTAGTATAATTCTGAATGCGTAAGCCGCGAAGAAGTTAATATATTCAATTCTTAGCAGGAAGAAGCTCGAACATGCACTATATGCCCACGACTCCCAATAATAAACACTGGGTGCGGCGGGAGTAACATTTAAAAACTCAAATGCGTCAAGCGTCAACCCTGCGCTTAATATATGTTCTAAATCTAAGACGGCTGCAATTATCGGTAATGATAATATTGCGAGTCCGATTAGTTTTAACAAAGTTCCAAGCCATACAGTATAATCATGAATCTCATTGTGTCCTGTGAATTTTTTATTTATTTTTTCCACCGTTTCCGGCATGTATTTTTGTAGCATCGACAGCCCGAATGTAAGCCCGGATATGAAAACGGTAGCCACTGAGAACCAGACTAGATCGGATGCTAATTTATCCCGCACCCATTTTACTTCATAAGGGTTCTGATTGGCTAACGCGATCATATACACGACTTTCTGAGCAGGTGTTAGGTTTTCGGAATCAGTTGCATTTCCAAATGTTACACCAAAATTGTCCCTGAGATTTTTTTCAGCTCTGTAAACAAAAAACTGTTCTATCCCTCTGGATACTACTTCTATGCTAGTGTCGAGAGGGGCAGCACTAGCAGGAGCCGCTAAAGATGTGAAAAAAAGAAGAAGTACAAAAAAAGATAAAACAGAAGAACTTTTCATATCAACCTCTCCCCTCAAAAATTGAGTTATCAATAATCCCATGTGAGAGAATCAAGTGCTGTCGAGGTACACGCCATAAACAGAACTACCATGATCACTCCCACAAACATTCCTTTAAACGCTGATGATCTTTCTTCGTCGTCACCTGTGTAATATTTATAAAGACATCCTGCGAAATAAAGGAAAATTGTAGCCACTAAAGCTAAAGTTCCCCAATTGCTCCCCTTGTCTACTGGATTTTTAAATGCAGATTTCTCTAATTCCTCTTTAGCACCTTCCGGTTTAATGAAATCGTTTATTTTAAATGAATTGTCTCCATCGGCTGCTGCTCCCACCATCGGAGCAAACATCATCAATAGGCTCATAACTGAAAATACAATTTTTAGAGTTTTTGCGTTCATGTTTCCATACCTGTTGCGTAAAATGCCTTTTTACTTAACAACACATTCAAACTATTTATAATTTATGTAGCAGATGATAAAAAAAGAAATGGGAGTAGTTTAATAGAATCCAAACATGTTTTTAAGTCGTCTCCATAAACTCCCAATTGTCAAGAGTAAAGCACCCCAAAATACAAGATATGGATAAAACCACCATTTAATAGTGTCGACTGGTAGTTCTTTCTCCACTATTTTAAACTCTATATCCTCATACTCCCTATACGGACTCGATGCCGTGACCTTAATATTTTCCTTAGAATATCTCCCCGATAGAGTGATCCAATCTCCTGTATGAATACTCGTCCCTTCGTCAGTCCAGTATTCGAGCCTTTCGTATTCAGTAAACTTCACTCCTGCCTCTGTAGTATTCCGAGTGCCAACCATGAAGATATGTTTTGAAGTGCCGTTCTTTGTCGTGTAAGTTATATCTTTCAGCCCGATTTTAGAGACCTTCATTTCGAAATGAGCAGGATATTGATAGACAATGCCTTCCACTTTATCAGGTTGCTCTAGGATCTTAGGAACAGGCTTGTAAGAGTTCTTGAATACATACGTTGATGTCCTTAGTTTTCCCTTTTCCCTCTTCCCGGTTACATGGTTAGTTTTCATATTATACCATGTAGTATTAACTACCATTTTGATGTACGCAGTATCGTTTTTGAAGGTAATATTATAACTTTTATCTATCCTTTTAATTCCACCTGACCACATGTCAAGAGAGGGATTTCTGATAACCCTAGAATAAACAATTGCATCATCCGGGCCTGTGACATAATATTCATCGTCTATTTTCGTAAGGTTATTCCAGCCGATAATTGCAACTGCTCCGGCTACTTTTCCGTTTTCTGTGAGATCATCGCGCTTGATAGTATATTTTAGGTCTGCTGCTGTCTGATGAGTGATTGCAGTTTCAGGATATTCAAGATTGAGAAGATACTGGATATCATAGATTATATCGAATATCTCCTTTGACTGCTCAACCGTTGGCTGTTTCCCTTCCTCGACTTCCTTTATCTCATCCAGAATCTCAACCGGAATCCCTGACGTCTCAAACTCTTCATCTCCAATTATTTCATTATCGTGAACATAGACATTATCACCAAGTCCTAACCCTGCTGCATCCAGGAGAATAGCTTCAAGCCCACAGTTTATAATTTTGTTATATGCTATTTCAATATTATTGGTATGGATAATTTCAGTCTTATTAGATCCACCACCCTTACTAAATCCCTGATCTCCTGCCTGTACTCCGTTTTCTCCGTGGAGATAAGCCCCGTTAGCGTTTGATCCTGAGTATGAGAAAAGAGTATTATAGACGGCTTTTGAATACTCACAATTATCAAACCTAAGACAGTCGGCGGTAATACCAGCAGCCTCATTGTTTTTCATTAGTCCGTATCGCACACAGACAAAATATATACTGTCATGCTGGCAATTGCTAATGAAATTATCAGAACACTGAACATATTCAGCGAATCTAACATGTATCCCGTCACTGAAACAGTTTATTATTGTAGTGTCATGAATAATAATATTTGAAACGAAATTCTGAGAACTTCCCTGTATTACTATAGCCCTTTCACAATCATGAGAAGTCTTTGAACTTGAATCAGCTAAATCATTATCAAGTTCTCCACAATTCCCGTCTACAGTTGCTCCTTCAATTGTGATGTCATCATAACCTATTGAATTGATGATGCCTGTAAGCCCCTTAAACCACTGCTTATCTGTTTTCGAGACTCTTATTATTGCATCAGATTCAAATTTTAGAGTAACTCCTGAGCTTTTGAAATAGATAGGGCCATCAACCCAATACACGCCGGAAGGAAGATATACGGTATCCCCACTCTTAGCACGTTTCATAGCCTCGTTTATCTGGACCTGATCAGAGTTACCATCACACCCTGTCACCGTTATGACAGTACCGTCTTCGTCAACGTCTTTTGCAGGGATAATATCAAGCGGGTGAATGTCATTATCTGGACCTTCATATTCTTCTTCCTCTTCGTCGGTAGGCTCAACCGGCTCATAATTAATTATATTAACGTCAGGCTGAACCACTGACCCGCTTTCACTAGCCGTCAATCCAGTTAACGAAATCTTCCCGCCAACATTCGTAAAAGTATTGCCCTTTATAATAGTATCCCCGCTTGAATGCGAGTTACTATTAACCGCTATTGCTGTTGATTTTACATTCTCAAAAATGTTATTCGATATTTCAAGATTAACCCCATTAATCAAATAATCAAGAGCAATCCCCTTTGCATTAACATTTTTAAAAGTATTCCCACTAACAATAATATTCTTAAAACTCTCTGTATTCAAATCGAATAAATACTGATAAGTGCAGGACTCTTGATAATTATCCTTGATAATCAGAGTGTCACTCGTTCCTGATCCAATCCCTCCATAGATATATCCACTCTCGATATGATTATTTTTAATTACATGAACTCCACCGTTTACACTGCCTCGGCGTGCAACTGCTCCGTATCCTCCATATACTTCATTATCTGAGAATTCAGATTGGTAAGTACCATCAAGAAAAGCGATATAAGCAGGCTTCGGATAGATTTTATTTTTAGTCACAAGATAATCAATTGTCATAGGATGAGCATCAACCACTTGCGCGCCTGTGAGAGCACCACCGATGAGAGTATTTCCTGTGATTACAACGCCCCTGTTAAGAGCTTTAAAATCCCCCGTCCCGCTCATTATAGTATGTCTGCAATTCTCGATGTGATTATTTTCAATGTTAACAAAGGCGGCAGTATCGGCAACCGAGACACCGTAACCGTTTCCCTCATGAACTGAATTATATATTTCATTGTTTTTGACATCCACGTTAAAACTTGTTATGATTCTAAGGGATGCTTGACCATTATCTTTAAACCAACAGTCGGTAACAGAAGAATCTATACAGTATCTAAGAGCTAATCCTTCACGGACTCCTGCTGCATCTTTATTTTGGAATCTAATGTTTTCTACATGGATTTCCACGGGTCTAAATACTTCGGTTTTTACGGTTTCAGACAGGCTGTAGTCTCTCAGGAGAGGTTCATTCAGAGTTACTGTGTTGTCTTTTACTCCTGTGACTAGATACAGTTCTCCTGTTGTCTGATCCGGGTACTCTATTGGACACCATTTTACATTTTTCCAGATCCTGACGAGATCGCCTTTTTTGACTGCGGAGGCATCACTAAGGATAACAGTGGAAGAACCTTTCTGAGCATTGCTAGAGAGGGACTGAGATGTAATTAGCGTGCCTTCAAGTTGCATCCCGCGTGAGCTTCCGACATCCAGATTAAGAGTTACTTCGCCTTCTCCTTTTAGGGTTAGGCTCTTTCCTGCTTGGTGAAGCGGTGATGTAATAAAATAAGTCCCGGCAGGGATTGTTATTGTATCTCCTGAGTGTGCGCTGTCGAGAGCTGCTTGAATGTTTCCGTTGGATACTGTGACATCGGCTGCTGAGGCTATACACGGCAATAAAAGAATGAGAATGAAAGCAATTGAAACGGTTTTCATTTGTTAAATTACTCCCCTTGTATATGAGTAGTCTGTATATTAGTACATACGTAATCTATTTATACCTACCTACTCATATACTATACAGTTAAATACGGACACGCGGGATATTACAACATCATGGCAAAAATAAAAATCACAATGGATGGGTACAAATGCGACAGATGCGGGCATGAATGGGTAAAACGTGGAGAAGAAGAACCCACGGTTTGTCCTAAATGCAAAACACCGTATTATAACAGACCAAAGAAACAAAAGGAGTAATTAAAACAAGGTGGAAAGTATGCGATCAGGAGGGATATTTAAACTGAATGAATCAAAAATGTCCTATGCAAAGCGCGCAGAGAAGCGATTAAATGAGAGAGTAAAAGAGATTGAAGATTATCATAAGAAGTCGGTGGCAATGGCTCTTAATTGAGGGTGTGGGGCAATGACAAGAAAATACAGGAAACACTATAATATAATCTCAAAAATAAAGTATATACTGATAGGTGCTGGGCTTACTTTATTCTCGTGTTATATGTGGCCGGAGAAAGTTATCTTTTGGGGGTGAATTTGAAATGCCTTGTTTTGCAGATCTTGAAATAAAATACAAGGAAGAACAGTCTGGATTAAGAAATGTAGTAAAGAACGTGAACAAAACGCCCAAAACACACCGGGTTAAATGCACAGGCAAATTCATTCAGAGGAACGCATGATCTTGAAAAAACTAAAAAAGAACATGATACACGCTGTAACAATTCTGGATAAAAGTAAGGTATATTACCCGTATGAAACCCCCAGGACGTTTGCTGTCTGTTTCGGTGATTTTGATTGGAGTACCAGTTCAGATTCGCAATTTGAAAAAATAAAGATACGGGGAATCAAAACACCATTCTGTTGGAAACGGAAAGTAAAGGTTTTAAAAATGGTTTGTATGTATGACGCGGGAGAACTATGATACACAAAATAAGAACTCACATAAAACAAAATCCCCTTAAATATAAAATTGCCTACATAATAACAATGGCAGCAGCAGGACTAACAATCTCAGCCCGTTTAATGGGTGAAGGAATTAGATTAATTGAGGAGAGTGGAGTACCTGAAGAAACTATAAAAGCCATTTTTGGAGTGGTTTTTAGTGTTATTGGATTGTATCTATTTCTTTATTTCATGGTGAACCCGATGACTAAATTATTCAGAGTATTTAATAAGGAGAATCCTGGACGTTGAGAGGTAAATATGATTAAAGCATGTCTTAAATGTTTACTTTTCCCAATATGTGACCCCCCGAATAAGGGATATGTAGAAAGCGTGTTGATGTATTGGGCTGGATGTGTTCCGGAGAGGGGATAACCATGCCTGAATATAATAAAGAACCCCCATCTGTTTATATAGATGGTGTAAAGGTTGGAACAGTGGCGAGCATTTCTATTGATGGAAATCCTATAGAAAAACAAATGAAAGAAAGGGGAGAACTCGGAAAAACTCAGCTTGATAAAGTTTATAATATCCATAAGGGGAAGGAAGGGAAGTTACCAAAGAAATTTAGAAAAGGATGGTCTTAACAATGGCAATGATCACAGACAAAGGAATCGAAGAATTAAATAAACTATCAGAAGAAGAT